ATGGGGAATTTCTCCGCCATGAGCATTGCCAAACGAGGCCGTCTTTTTCACCTCCGCCGCCGTGTGCCGCGCCGGTATCGAAGGATCGAGCCGCGCGAAACCGTCTGGATCAGCCTGCATACCGACTCGGAGACCATCGCCCGCAGCAAGGCGGATCGCGCGTGGAGCCAGATGATCGAGGCTTGGGAGGCGCGGCTGGCCGGGAACAGTGAAGATGCAGAGGCCCGCTACGAAGCCGCGCGCGACCTCGCCCGGGCGCGCGGCTTTCGGTATCTGGATGCGGGGGCGGTGGCCAAGTTGCCGGTTGAGGAAGTCGTCGAGCGCGTCGAGGCGATCCCAGCCCCGGCGAAGCAACCCGATGCCATCGAGGCCGCGGCCCTTCTCGGCACCGTTCCCGAGCCCCGCATCACGGTCACCAAGGCACTGGAACTCTACTGGGGCCTCGCCAAGGAAAAGACGCTGGGCAAGAGCGAGGATCAGCTGCGCCGCTGGGAAGCGCCCCGCAAGAAAGCCATCAAGAACTTTGTCGCAGTCGTCGGCAACAAGGAGATCGCCAACATCACCCGCGACGACATGCTGGACTTCCGCCAGCACTGGCTCGACCGGATTGAGGCGGGCGAGGTCACGGCGAACTCGGCCAACAAGGACCTGATCCACCTGGGCGACGTGTTGAAGACCGTCACCACGATGAAGCGCCTTGGCCTCTCGCTGCCGCTGGGCGAGTTGTCATTCAAGGAGGGCGAGAAGCAGACGCGCCCGCCCTTCAGCGAGGACTGGATCAGGACGCGACTGCTCGCCCCCGGTACGCTGGACGGGTTGAACGGTCAGGCCCGCGCCCTGCTGCTCGGCATGATCAACACCGGCTATCGGCCGTCCGAGGGCGCGGCGCTGACGGCGGAGACGATCCGGCTCGACTGCGACGTTCCGCATATCTCGATCGAACCGGAAGGGCGACAATTGAAGTCGCACTATGCCCGCCGCGTGATCCCGCTGACCGGTGTCTCGCTCGAGGCCTTCAAGCAGTACCCTCAAGGCTTCCCGCGTTACCGAAATCGGGCGACCCTCAGCGCAGTCGTGAACAAGTTCCTCCGCGCCAACGGCCTGCTCGAGACCCCGCGCCACTCGATGTATTCCCTGCGCCATGCCTTCGAGGACCGCATGCTCGCCGCCGGGATCGACGACCGGATCCGCCGCGACCTGTTCGGTCACCGGCTCGACCGCGAGCGATACGGTAAGGGCGCATCGCTGGAACACGTCGCAGAACTCGTCGCCCGCATTGCCTTCTGAGCCAGCAGCGCCCGCGCCCGGCGTTGCGCCTGCGACAGCCGCTTCTCTTTCTTCACGGCCGCAGCCAGTTCCGCCTCCAGCCGCTCGAAGACAGGTGCGAAGGTCGGGTCCTCCGCGACCAGCGCGGCGACTTTCACCAACGCCGCCTCGATCCGCGTGGCATCGATCGGCTGGGCCGGTTCGGTGCGTGTTGCTGATGGGCGCGACGGTGCCATGTCGAGCAACATGAGGCGGCGCGTGCGTCTTGTGCAGAGCAAGCGAACACGCCGCGCAAAGCGACCTGTCACAGCGTGCAAATCGGATGGGATGATCGTGCGGCCTTGGACCGATATAGGTCGTCGGTGCCCTGACTTGGGCGGTCACTTCAGGATCACGACTCATGCGTCCAGGAGCTTCGCCCGGGTCAGCATGTTTCGGCTATTGGGACAGCGAAAAACGCTCGCCTGGGAGGGCCGCGGGAGACGACAGGAGGGATGGCAAGATAAAGCGAGTGCCTCGCTGGCCGGGCCTCTGGCCCTAAGCTGTTGTCTGCACATTGTTTTTTGAGCTCTATCGGAGTCGGCGTGCGAATATCGTGCGGCATGGATCGACACTTTCTTCCATGAATTCAACACTCTTTCCTGCCACGCGGCGCCGCAACCGGGGAGCAACCTACGCTACGGCCTGTCTTTGCGCGCTAGGCTTCGATGGCCTCCTGACGCCCCTTGATCCGTCCCAATACGACCCCCAATCGTCTCTCCATGACCCGCGACGAGACTGAGTTCCGCATCCGCCCCGGCAAGCCCCGGGATCACCAGCCGCGCACCTCGCGCGTGCGCCGCAAGCCGCAGGGCTTCCTTGCCCAAGTGCACCAGGCCGTGCGCCGCGCGGGTGGCGATCCGAACAAGTTGGCCGGGAAGGGAAAGGCAAGCGGACGGTACAACGCGCGCGGCCGGGGTGCGAAGGTGGCCGCCGAACTGAAAGGCCGGAACCCGTGGTCGCGCGGTCCGGACGGAAGCCGGACGCGCGCCCGACGGGTGACCGTGAAGGCGCGGATCGTGAAGCTCAACCCGCAGCGGGGCGCGGCGCGCGGGCGCTCCTTCGTCAGCGCCAAGGCGGTCGATGCGCATCTGCGCTACCTGGAACGCGATGGTGTCACGCGCGACGGTGAACGGGCCCAGGTCTATTCCGCGAGTGAGGATGCCGCCGACGGTCGGGACTTCCTCGACCGCGGCCGCGACGACCGGCACCAGTTCCGCTTCATCGTCTCCGCCGAGGAAGGCGTCGAACTGTCCGACCTGCGCCAAACGACACGTGACCTGATGGCACAGATGGAGGTCGATCTGCAGACGCGGCTCGATTGGATCGCGGTCGACCATTACAACACCGGGCACCCGCACACGCATATTTTGGTCCGCGGCGTGACCGACCAGGGGAAGATCCTGAACATCGCGGGCGACTACATCGCGCATGGCATCCGCGAATGGGCGAGCGAGATCGTGACGCTTGAACTGGGCCGCCAGACCGAGCTGGAGGTCACCGACCAGCTGCGGCGCGAGGTCGAAGCCGACCGCTTCACACGTCTCGACCGCATGCTCATTGCCGAGCAGGAAGCCGCGAGCGAGTTCGCCGATCTGCGCCCGGATCACGACACGCTGGAGACCATGAAGCGCAACCGCGCGCTGCTGATCGCGCGCGCCCGGCGGCTCGAAAAGATGGGGCTGGCGACGGAAGTGCGGCCCGGCGAATGGCACATCTCCGATCGTGCCGAAGGCACCTTGCGCGCATTGGGCGAGCGCGAGGACATCATCAAGTCGATGCACCGGGCGCTGGACGGCAACGATCTCAACGATGCGCGCGGAACGTCCCAACTGGCGATGCATCGCGACAAGCTGCGCGAGCGGATCACCGGCCGGGTACTGGCGCGCGACCTCGCGGGCGACGGCAATAGCGACCGGGTGCAGCTGGTGATCGACGGTACGGATGGGCGCGTGCACCAGATCGAGCTTCATGCGGATCGCTGCGACGGCATCGGTCGCGGCATGATCGTCGCCGCTGTGCCGCCACCGACCGACCCCCGCACGGCCGACCGGAACATCCTCGCTGCGACGGATAGCGACGGCACCTATCACCCGTCGCGGCATATCGAGATCGCCCGGGCAGAGAAGATCACGCCCGACCCGGAGCGCTTCGTCACCGCCCATTTGCGCCGCCTCGAGGCCCTGCGCCGGGCCGGGATCGTGGAACGCTGGGGCGAGGATTACTGGAAGGTGCCGCAGGACCTGCCCGAACGCGGTCTGGCCCATGACCGGAAAGGACATGGCCCCGGCGCGCGGATGGAGATGCTCTCCCCCATCGGGCTGGACAAGCAGGTCACCCATGATGGCGCGACCTGGCTCGACAAGGAGTTGATGCGACAGGGCAGTACCGATCTGCGAGAGACAGGCTTCGGGCTGGAGATGAAACGCGCCATGGGACGCCGCAAGCAGGTCCTCGTCCAACGCGGCGATGTGCAAGACCTGGGCCAGGGCCGCATCCGCGCCGCGCGCGACCTCGTCCAGAGACTGGAAGCTCGCGAGATCGCCCGCGTCGGCCGCGCCATGGCCGCGGACCGCGGCCGCGACTGGACCCCCATCAAACCCGGCAGCCGCTTCGGCGGAGAACTCGTCGGCAGCACCCAACTCCCCAGCGGCCGCTTCGCCATGATCGACAACGGCCTAGGCTTCAGCCTCGTCCCCTGGAACGACGCTCTGGAACGACGGATCGGCCAGCAGATTGGGGGCGTCGGAATGCCGGGCGGTGGCGTTGACTGGTCGTTTAGGCGGAAGCGCGGGTTGGGTTTGTGAGCCAACTCCCGCCCCCAAGGGCCACTGTTGCAGGACTTTTGCCGGAAAAAGCTTAAACCTCCGCACGCACGATGCAGCAACTTAGCCGAGTGCACACCTTCTTCTTGATAGCATCCGATCAACAGCCATAGTAGTGTCGCTCGAAAACAATGGGAAATCGACCCAGCCAACCAAGCCGGACCGTAAGGAAGTAGATGCAGTTCGAAGATAACGAGTTAGACAAAGCGCTCCAGTCGGGTTTGGCGTCGCTTGATGCAAACCAAAATGCGCAAGCGACTAATGTGCACTTAGAACAGGGCGTCTCAGATGAGCGGCGAAAGTTCTTTGAAGATGAAGCATTTGCACCTTTGAGCAGCTCTTGGGGCGATTTAACGAGGCGCCACATTGACTATGTGAACCGGTATGTGAAGACGGATTTGGACCAGCCTCATACCTTTCAAGATACATTTGCACCCAATGATGTTGGAGACATAGACCACGCGCAATTGATTGTTCGCTTGGAGGGCTTGGCTCGACCAATGTGGGAATTCGGTTGCACCTTTGACGAACTGAAAGCAGCTCGTGACGCCGATGACACCGTTTTTCTCGATGAGTTTTGCGAATTCTGGAATCAAAGACGCGATCTTAGACCCGCATTTTCAACGCTCCTTAGCGAAGTGAAAGATGAGATTGACCAGATTGATTGGGCTGACGCTTTGCGCGACCTGCTTGGTCTTGCCCACTATTCCGCGAATACGGCGCCAGAACCCGTGGCCTTGTGCAAGTATTCAGTCGCCGACGTCCGAAATGAAGCAACTACCGGTTTTCCAATCACCATGCCGACCGTCTTGGACAGCGAACCTTGGGAGCATTACTTTCCCGCTCCCAAGTCGCTGCAGTTTGGTCGCGCTATGGCTCTCACGCCCTGTGACGGTGACGAAAACTTGAAGGTGGAGTTTCTTAACTCTCGCGTGACATACTCGCACAAAAACATCTGGAAAATCGGTATGATAGTGACACCGGCCCCTACCTCCGATATTAGCGACCTGCGCGCGCTGCACCTGCTAGCGCTGCAAATCGCATCTGGCGATCATACGTTCGGAACATGACAGAAGCATTGAAACAAAAAGGCCCGGAGCGGCATCCTTGGCTCGAAGTACTTGAGGCTTCGCCGGAGGCGTCTGTGTCTGATCTCATGGCGGGCTACGCTGCCGTGTTCCCGTATACACGCGCCGATGCTCCGGATGCTGCTCGCACGCTCGTCGGCCATTTACCTGCCGAAGACCCGGCGCGAATAGCCTTGGCCTCAGGCATTCTGTCCTGGCTTCGAATGAAACGCGACGAGCACCTACCTGCCGATCGGGCCAGACTACAGGATTTCATTCGCCAGGTCTCAGAAGCATTCGAAATCATTGCTCTTCTCGATCAGACCGAGCCGGCCCTCGAATTGCGCGACAAATACGTACGATGGTTCGCGTGGGCGAACCGGTTGAACCTGACACCTTCTCGGGACGCGCGGGCCAGTTACTTCCGCATGCTCGCCAACACGCAACCGATCCTTGCAGAGCGTCTTGCCGATCCCGACGCCCTCGCACCCTTCTGGATGCGCCTTTGCAGGGAGTCTGGCTCCACCTATCCAAAAGGGTACTTGCAGATCGGATTGCTGGGCCTTCGTCGGTTGCCTGGTGCAATCGAGCGCGGCGAGCGACCTTGGATTGCCGGGCTTGCGGCTTGGGCACTCGAACAGGCTCCCTCGGACAAGGAGTTCATGCGGGCTTGGTCGCCGTTGAAGCGACTGCATCCCGCAGGACCAAAAGTTCTGCGGCAAAATGTATTCAATGTCCTCTCGCAAAAGACCTATGTGGACGCTGGGATAGAAACGCCCGGTTGGTGGGCAAGCGATCCAGTGTTCCCCAAATTGCAAGACTCCAAAGGGCGTGCTCATTCGCTTGAACCACCGGCACCGGAGCTGCGTGAGAGCATCATTCATGACCTTCGTGACGGCGTCCGATTTTCAGATTTGGATGATCGGTTGAACACGATGGTGGAGCGCTACGAACGTTATACTGACGCGACCGGAGACGTCTATTTTCTGGTGCGATCTTTCTGTAACGTGGGCAACATTCTGCTTCGGAATTCTGTGAATGATCACAGTGAAGTAGCACGTTTTGCGCAGAATTTGGCTCGCAAAACACTGCGATATCAACCCCGCAACCCGATTGCATGGGGGCTTTGGCGCGACGCGCTGTTTAGTGGCGGCGCTTACGATGCTGCGGTCGCGCTTGGATGGGAAACAGTTCGCCGGTTTCCGAGTAATCCGTTGATGCGCAACGAATTGGCTGAAATCCTGATTGCGCTGGATCAAGCAGACGTGGCTTTGGCCTTGCTCGACGACGCAATTGAGGCGCAGGCTTTCAATGCCGTGACCTACGCAATTCTTGCCCGCCTCTTGGCCAATAGGGGAGATATGGAAGCAGCGCGCACGGCAATTGAAGATGGCCTCACGATCGACTCTGAGAATGCTATTCCGACGCAATGGCGCTCCTACTTGGATGATGGCAAACCGCTCCCTCTATTGGCCGCTGCTCGGAAAAGAGTGATTGACGCTGTCGATGCCGATTCAAGCGACGAAGTAATCGCGGAACTCGGACGCAGTGGACATCTGCGGCACTTGCGTCAGCGCCTGCAGAGTGATGCATCTGCCGTTGAGGAGTTGCAGGAGATACTGAATACCGACCCGAGCTTTGCCTATGCTCAAATCCTCGCAGCGCGACACAACCTCTGGCATGCGTCAGAACAGGCGCTTCCGCCAGTTGCCGCCGCTTTCGAAGAGGCGCTCGCGAGCGAGGACATCGAACGGCTGACTGCGCTGACGGAACAGATGCCGCGGTTGGAGTCGTTGATCTTGCTCGCACGGGCCATTCTTGGAGACGCAGTTGCTGCACGCGAAATCGATGGCCGCTTGCGCAGCCCCAGCGCAATGGACGATGCTCGAGCCATCGAAATCCTTCAAAGCCGCTTCCAACCTGTTTTCGAGTTGATCGACGGAGGTCTGGAACCCTCTGAGGCAGTAAGCGAGTATGCAGACCAGCTTCGCATAGCGATCTATGACACCAATGAAGCCGTTTCAGCCCCGGAACTCTTGGTGGCGTGACTTCGATGCTTTTTTGGCGACCTGCGGTAGGGGGCCTCCTGACCAAAAACCTCGCACGGCTATCCACCTGATTAATTCGGATGGCCCACCCTGAGCTTTTTGCTGCACATTTTGCTGCACAAACCGCAACACGAGAAGCCCATTATTTTCGCAAATTCAGTCATTTAGGTACATGGAAAGAAAGCACTTTCGGACTGTCTCTCCGCCACCTGCCCCCGCGAAAGCGTTCTCCCGATCCGGCTCCGGCCGGATTTTTCCGTTGTTTTCGAGGGTTATGCGGGACGGGCTGAGCACCGACCTCGGTGCCCGGAGGCCCGGAGGCGGTCTCTCATTGCCGGTATTCTCTGGACCTCATGACTGCGGGAGTTTGGTGTTCAGGTTGCAAGACTCTGAAATAAGATGGCTTTTCGGAGTTCCCGGCTAAACACTTCGGCGCCAGTGGCGTGCGCAAGATGACACTCAGATCGAACTTTCAACAGGCGCATTATACCCTGAGGGCTGAACCAATCAGCTGGACGAGCTGACATATTCGCCTTCTCCTGTAGGTGGCGAGACCCCGCGTTCGCCGAGCTCGAGCGTCTCCGTTTCGGAGAGCAACCAAGTTGAAAGCTGGTCGGCCGCTGCCGCGATCTGTTCCGGTTTTCGAAGGGCACACTCCCAGATCGTCGCTACGCGCCAGCCCGCCGCAAGCAGCGCGCCCCGAACCGCGCTGTCCCGCGCAACGTTCGCGTCGAACTTTGCCTGCCAGAACGCTACGCGCGTCGCGGGAGTGGTAGCGTAGCGGCACCCCTCATGCCGATGCCAGAAACACCCGTGCACAAAGATGACCGCGCGGTGCTTCGGGAGGACGAGGTCAGGCCTACCTTTGACTTTCTTCGAGTGAAGACAGTAGCGGAAGCCGCGTGCGTGCAGCGCCCGCCGAAGAGCCATCTCAGGCTTCGTGTTCTTTCCCTTGATCCCAGCCATCATCCGCGAACGAGTGACGGCGTCGACGACATCAGACATATACTAAGCTTAAGCCAGTTCGATTGACGATGCATACTCCTGCGGGGGCAGCAGTCGCTGCACAATCGATCTCGTTCCGCGGTGGCCCAGGCGCCAGGAGGTCAATCGCGTGAAGACCGTTGGAGATGCTCCGTTTTGCGGTCAAGCCTCCTGTAAGGGGCAGTGTGGCTGTCTGGGTCTAGATGATCTTGCTTGTCTGACCTAGGAGGGAGTTCGAGAAGATCCGAATGGAAGTCACATGGCAAAAAGAGCACGAAAGGCCCGACTCTACGGTGCCGACGGCGTTCCCGCTCCTGAGTTCAACAGGATGGTCAAGAGCTGGCTTGAAGGCGACCTCCCAATAAGGGAACACACAAGTCCTGCAGCATTCGATGGCGTTCGCCAGAAGTACATGGAAGCAGTGGATGTCGCAATCTCAGCTGGCCTTGATCGAGCCATCGCGCACAGGGAGGCTCTAAATAAGCTGACAGAGCTTCTGTTTGGCTACGATATTGCAGAAGAGCTCGCCGAGAGACTGAATCCTGGCCTCGTAAACGAAGCAGGATTCAGAACCACCCTTTCGCAAGGCGTTGCCAAGAATGTTGGCGAGAACTTTGTAAATCTTATTGTCTATGCTTTGGCCGACACGCTTTCGGATCAGGACGAGATTCTCATAGACAAGGGCCTTCCACCCGCACTGAAAGCCGCTCTTGAGTTGAGAAGGACCGTTCCACTTAAGACGGGAGATATGGACATCTCTATCCCAATTGAAGGGGACATGGCCATATTCTCCAGAAGAAATCCGCTTAATGCGGTAGTCATCAGCGCGAAGACTCGTTTAAAAGAAGTTTTCCACATTGGGACCATGTGGAAGCTTCTGTTTGACACAATTGATGATGAGTATTGCCTGGACAAATGGGGACTCACGGCACCCGCTGGCTCAGACGTCTCGGAAGTGCTTTACGTGTTTGCCACAGCCGACATGGTCAGGGAAGGTGGTAGAAATAGTCAAGGACCAGATGTAGAACGCGACATGCCGCGAAACCTCATAGCTATGGACGCATCTTTCTTCGACTACGTTTTTGTCTCGAAGGTCGGAATCCCCCACGTCGAAAACAAGATTTCTCTAGCAGAGCGTGGCGCTCTCTTTCACGAGCTTGGGTGTTTGATTGACCTTATCAAGCTCAAATTCCCGCTCCCAAAATAGATACGTTTATCTTGCATAGTGGCTGTCAGCTCGCAGAAAGAAGATCTGTCTTATGATTGGCACATTCCCCCTCGTGCGGGAAGATTTGAATTTCTTCTGCAAGCTCGGAAATCCGCGCGGCAAACAAGCGAGACAACAAAGGTGGCACGGCATTTCCTATAGCTGAGTACGTATCTACGACCCCTGAAACATCAAAACGGAAAAAATCAGGGAACGATTGGACGCGAGCCGCTTCCCTGATGGTCAGAGACCGAGGCTCCGTCGGGTGCCAGTATGCATAGGTATCCTTGCCGATGTGTGCCACGATAGTCCTGCACGGCTTTGTTGCAGAAAGCCGTTCGAACCAGTCGCCATGTGTTGATCCACCGTTCTTCAGGTAGCCTTCGAGCAACAAGTGCTGTTCAGGAAGTTTGAACCTCTCCTTGGTGTGCTCCAAAAGGAGACGAAGCATCAGGCTTCCATCTACTTTGCCAAGCAGATTCTCAAGTGCGTGCTTTGTCTTTGACGATTGAACCTCTTCAATGGCGGCTTCTATGCCGTCTCTTAGGTCCTGAAGGGTCTGCGAACGGTCAACTTTGAGATCCATCCACCTTATACCAGGGGCGACAAAAGACGCGAAGACGCGATCATCATCACGCGGCTTTCGGAAGATGTGAGCATCAGTAGCGGCTGGCCTTACTCCAGAGACGGGGTCAGGCTGCTGAACCCAAGACAGATAATCACGTTGCTCCGGAGGAAGCTTGGGATCCCAAACGTCGTACACTGCGCTTGAATGATCTGTCTTTATCCCACCCTTTGGATCAAACTCTTGCGGATCAGACAAGCCAGTGAGCGCCACACGCAGAGGCACGTCCGCAGCAGCGGACTTAAGTTCAAAGAACTTCGAAGCAATATTGTGAGGAGCAGCCCCAGCCTTCGCGCCAAACATTATGAAGCGGCGACGGTCTTGAGGTACCGCATAATCACGAGCGTTAATGACCTGGTGACTGACATGATACGTCAGTTTATCGGTGGCCAATTCTTCAATCAGCTCAACTAGCAAGGCGGGAGCATCGAAGGTGCCATTCGGAGTTTTTAGTGCCGACTGGAAGTTGGATACATTCTCAAAGAGGAATACTTCGGGCTGAAGCGCCTCGAGAAAGAGCACATATTGCACCATGAGAGCATTGCGCTCGTCACCATATTCTTTGTGCGACCACGCATGCACTCCTTGGTCTCGGAGGCTTTGGATTACCGGTCGCCCAATACGGCTGAATCCCTTGCACGGTGGTCCGCCGAGCACGATGTGCGCCCGATATCGATCAAAATAGAGCTCCTCAAGCTGCGACTTGTTTTCAAGGCAGAATTCGGCACGGACAGATGCACGTGAGGCACGCCAATCGATCCATGCTTCCTTCAGCCTGGAAAATGCGTCGGTGCTCAGAAACTCACAAAGTCGTGTAAGGCGTTTCGAGTTGTTAGAATTCTGGCCGCGGCCAGATTTACCGGCGGCTTCTTGGATTTCATTGAATCGTGCTGACCACTCTTGTTCCATATCATGGACCAGTTCACGATTTGGAAAACCAAGGGCTGGTTCCCCCTCGGCGTTTTCGAGGAGGCTTTCACACTCTTCACCCCACGGGAGACTCCGCGTGCTTGCCAACGGCCTACTGAACGAGGAAACTCCTAACCTGTTTACGAACGCTTTGACTAAAGCGAGTGTGAAAGTCTGCGGCGGTACACGAGACAACTCTTCTACGTAGTCATCACTTTGCGAAATCTCGGCAGCAAGTGATGAGAATTTTTTGTCGATATTGCGAATTCGCGCAAGAAATTCCGACAAGCCGATTTCATTGAGGCGCTCGAATAGCTCGGGATGGAAAGACGAACCCGCGAGGTGAACGAGATAAAAAAGGCGTATCTCAGTAGGGTGCTGGAACCATGTCATATCAGCGACACGGCCGATAGGCAGTGAAGCTCGGTCGCCAAGGCTGCGAAAGTTCCTGTTGAAGATCTTAATTGCCGATGGATCGTTATCGATCCCGAGAACTGTTTTGAACCGCCTAGCGCCATTGAAATTATCAAAGCCGCATGAGAGGCCGCCGGCTCCGCAAAAAAGGTCGACGACCCGCAGTGTATCTTGAAGGGGACGTTCGGGAAGCGAGCGGTAATAGTTCACAGGACTTGCTTTCTTGCTTTGCTCTCGTTTCGCTGCGGCTGGCGTTGTTGTCCCGCAACCCTTGGCTAGGCGCGCGACCCCGCGATGACGCAGGCTCATCACCCAACCCTCAAATACACGATAGTGGGCTTGGGCTCAAAGGTGAAGACAATATCTTGACAGAGGAGGCGGAGGAAAGATGGACGGTGAGGGCTCGCTGCGTGGCCACTATCAGCAAGCAGCATCCGTGTCCGCATCTTGGCTTTGGAGGATGAGGTGCTGGCGGCTCCAGCGCGCCTCCCTTAGTTTGAGCAATCCGGCCAGCGTCGCCCCCGGTGCCTGCTTCCCGTCTAGGATCGCTTCGACGATGTCGGGCGCGAGCAGCGTGAGCCGCAAGACGCGGGTCATGTAGGAGGGCGCGATCCCCTCGCGCTCGGCCAGTTCGGCAATGGTTGCGAACTCGCCCGACTCCAGCATGCGTTTCCAGCGGAAGGCGCGCGCCAGCGCCTTGACCAGCGTGTTGTCAGTCCGCCGTGGTTGCACAGCGCCCTCGGGCATCTTCATCTCTTTCCGCCCGCCGCGCTTCACGATGCGGAACGGGACGTGGAGTGTCACGATGTCGGGGACTGGCGCGCCGCATGTCACGCTGCTTCTCCGATTCCACCGGCCAGCATCTCGCGGGCCAGACCGCCGAGGCCGTCGACGCGCAGGCGGACGTTTAGCCCGTCCACGCCGATGTCGACCCGCTCGACCAGCAGCGCCACGATGCGCGCCTGCTCGGCCGGGAACAGTTCGTCCCACAGCGGGTCGATCTGGTGCAACGCTGCGCGGGCGTCGGTCTCGGTGATGGCGTCGGCATGGGCGCGCGCCGCCTTCCACGTGCCCGCTACGATCTCGGGCTGGCGGAACACGGCGCGGAGCTGGTCGATGACGGCCGCCTCGATCTCGCCCGCGGGCACGCGGCCGACCGGGCACGATCCGGCGCCGTGCTTCAGCACGGTCTGGCTGACGTAGTAGCGATAGAGCTTCCCGCCCTTGCGGGTATGCGTCGGGGAGAAGGCCGCGCCGTCTGGGCCGAACAGCAGGCCCTTCAGCAAGGCGGGCGTCTCGGCGCGGGTGCGCGCGGCGCGCTTTCGCGGGCTCTCCTGCAGGATGGCGTGGACGCGATCCCACGTCTCTCGGTCGATGATCGCGCCGTGCTCGCCCGGGTAGCTCTCGCCCTTGTGGACCGCCTCGCCGATGTAGGCGCGGTTGTTCAGCATCCGGTAGAGGTATTTCTTGTCGATCCGGTTGCCGCGGGGCGTGCGGATGCCGCGCTTCGCCACCTCGCGGGCCAGTTCAGTGCCCGAGCCGATCTCGAGGAAGCGGGCGAAGATCCAGCAGACATGCTCGGCGGCTTCGTCATCGATCACCAGCTTCCGGTTCTGGACCCGATAGCCGTAGGGCGGCACCCCGCCCATCCACATGCCCTTCTTTCGGCTGGCGGCGACCTTGTCGCGGATGCGCTCGGCGGTGACCTCGCGCTCGAACTGGGCGAAGGACAGGAGGATGTTGAGCGTCAGTCGCCCCATGGACGTGGTCGTGTTGAAGCTCTGCGTGACCGAGACGAAGGTCACACCGTTTCGGTCGAACACCTCGACCAGCTTGGCGAAATCCGCCAACGAGCGGCTGAGCCGGTCGATCTTGTAGACCACGACCACATCTACGAGCCCGTCTTCGATGTCCTCCAGCAGCCGCTGCAGGCCGGGGCGCTCGAGCGTACCGCCGGAGATGCCGCCGTCATCATACTGGTCGCGGACCGGCACCCAGCCCTCGGATCGTTGGCTGGCGATGAACGCCTCGCAGGCCTCGCGTTGGGCGTGAAGGGAGTTGAACTCCTGCTCGAGCCCTTCCTCCGAGGATTTCCGAGTGTAGATCGCGCAGCGCTGCTTGCGGACGACCGGCTTGGTCATGTCCGCCTCCGCCGGTTCTTAAGACCGAAGAACACGAGCCCGTTCCACCTCGTGCCGGTGATGGCGCGGGCGATGGCGGACAGCGACTTGTAGGGCCGCCCCTGCCATTCGAAGCCGTCCGCGGTGACGGTGACGACGTGTTCGACGCCCTGCCACTCGCGGATCAGCCGGGTGCCGGCGATGGGCATGGTGTCGGCGCGGACGCGGCTCTTTTTCCTGTCACCGCCGTCGAGCTCTTCGCCCAGCCGCTCCAGCCGCCGGATCGTCTCGGGCTTCAGGCCGCCATAGGCGAGTTCTTGGATGCGGTATGCGAGCCGGCTCTCCAGGTAGCGTCGGTTGAACGGCGGCGGCTCGCTGTCGAACAGGTCGCGCCACTGCGCCTTCAGCTCCGGCGTCGTCGCGGTCTTCAGCGCGGCCAGGCGCGCGGGAATGGGATCGTGGGTCGTCATGCGGGTCTCCGGTGAGTTGGAGTTGCATGACGGCATCGGTCGGTCGGAGAGTGTAGGCAACTTTCTCCAGTATCGTCAGATACTTCGCCCGTCTCCCGCATCCGCAACCGAACCAGCCCGAGCGCCAGCAATCCGCACAGCTCGGCGCGGCGTTCGGCGGCGGTCATCCGGTCGGGCGGCAGGGGATTGGGGCGCTTCATATCGAGGGGGCCGGTGTCTGTGGTGTCGTCACAGAGGAAAAGCCACCTTCGGTGCCCCGATGGGACACCCACACCGGCCATTGGAACAGACAAGGAACAAAAATGCTTGCCTGCGGCCTGCGACTCCGCGATCCTCTCCGGTTGAATCCCTATCGAGCAGCAGTTGAGTGAGGTGTGTTCATGCCGCGCAAGTCTCTTCCTTTGGGCCCCGAATCCCTCGGTCTGATCGAAGATGCGCGGATCGATTTACTTTGCGCGGCGCTCGCTGTTCGGGACGATGATAGCGAACCCGAATTCGACCTGCCCGAAGATATGCCCGATCTCGAGGACGAGGACGCCACCCATGCGTTTCGGGAGCGGCTGATCGAGATCCTCTCCGAGTTCGACCCGGACGAGCTTCGCCCAACAGAAACCCGGTCACGCCGCATGCGCGCGCTCGCCAGCGGCAAGGGCGTCACGTCGCTCGAAACCATCGTGGCCCAGAAGCTCGATCACGAACGGGCGCAGGAATTCGACGATCAGCCCGACCCGCTCTGCAGGAGCATCTGGGCTTTTCTCAATGCCCGCGAGACCTTCGAAGACGCGGAGAGCTTCCACTTCGCCCGACAGTTTCGCGACCACCGCAAGCTCTATGACGCCTTCGAGGTGGATCTGGAAACCGCAACGCCGCTCGATGCGGCGTCCGTCGACGAGCGGGCGCTGTCGATCAGGATCAAGGAGGTCCTCGAGCTCAAGCCGGCGATCTCCTGCACCGTCCGCGCGCTCGACCTGCCGAAGACCGACGCGCACCCCGCGTCGATCATGCTGATCGTGCGCCATGGCGGGCCGCTCTCAAGCGTATACAACCATCGCGACGACGGCCGGCGCGCGGCGATCTATTATCGCCCGCCGAACGAGGCGACATTGATCTACACGCCGTCGCTGCAGCAGATCGAGGTCTGCGCGGACAGCCCGCTCGTCCGCCAACAGGTCAGCGACACCTTCGCCGAGGTCGCGCTCAACCACGACATTTCCCAGAAGCCGCTCACCTGGAAGCGCTACAACCTCACGCGCTTCCGGACCTCGCTGGCGCTCGAACGCCCCGCCATCGAGGGCTACGACATCAGCGACGCCCGCGTTCTGGAGGCGGAAGTGCGCCTCGGCCATTGGCGGCGAAAGCTGCTGCTGAAGGTCACCATCGACGACGACATCGAGGAGGTCGCCGACCAGTACCTCGGCGCGCGCAACGTGTTCCGGCGTGCCGAGCGTTTCAGCCGGATCGGCATCGCGGTGGTCTACAGCCGGGCCGGCGATGCGACCGAGCGGACGCTCAACATCACGATCTCGGGCACGAAGAGCTGCAATCTCCAGAGCCACAAGGATCCGGAAGAGCGCAGCCTCGGATTCATGCTGCTCCAGGAGTGGGGCATCCTCAGCGCCTTCCGTCAGATCGACCCGTCAGACCTGCGAGCGATGTTCGCCGAGTTGATCAAGCTGCACGACCGCGTCGAAGACGAGGTCACGGGCCAGTACCTGCGTGAGCTCGGTCTCGACGCTCAACGGCTGATCGAAGGCGGGCTGCTCGAGCGGCGCGACCGCCAGGACGTCGTACTGATCGAGGATGGCGACATCGATGGCGAAGGAGCCGTGAAACCGTCCGAGAAGCCAGGGATGGTCCGCACCGTGGGGCTTTTCGGCGAGGAAGCCGGCGACGTGCCCGCGGGCGATCTCGACAAGTATTCGCTCAACGCGGACTGGCTCCGCGAGACGATCCTGCGGCTGCTGAAACCGCTGCTGACGCGGCGCGGGTCGCAACAGATCCTCGACCCGGACCTGACCCTGCTCGGCGCGATGGAGATCGGCGGCGCCGAGGTGCCGCTCTATTTCGCGCGGCGGCTGAACGACCCGAAGACCGTCGAACGGCTGGACCTGGCGATGCGCGCGCGCAACCAGGCCGGCGTCGGCATCGTGCTGTCGGCCAGCGAGGACATGCCCTCCCATCTCGGGCCGAACGTCGTGGTGCCGTTGCTGTCGAACATCGCGCCGGCCGAGGAGGAATTCGCGGTCGCGCGCGACGGGCTCGAGATGGCGTTCCGCAGCAACTTCGCGCTGGCACGCGGCGGCGCGACACCGCAAGTGCTCCGCTCCGGCAAGCAGTCGGGGATGCTGCATGTGCCGGGGAAGGATCCGCTGCCTCTTACCGGCCCAGACCAGATCACGATCTTCGAGCGTCTTGTGGCAGCCTCCAAGACGGGCAGCCCGGACGTGCAGGTCAAGGATCTGATGGACGGGCTCGGTTCGCGCAGTCCCCAGCAGGCATTCCGGCCGAAGACCTGGGAGAGCATCCTGAACGTCTACATCGCCAAGGGCGAGAAGCGCGGCTACTGGCGGCTGGTGATCGACGGGGCGTCGCCCGAGGCGGCCGTCTAACAACGGTCTAACATGGCGTGCGGGACGGTCTAACAAGCGGCTGATTACTGGAAGGGCTCCACTTCAGAGGAGCACTTCCATGCCGACTCCCTTCCCATCGCGCCAGGCGGCCCCGACGAGGCGATCCGGCGCCGCGAACGCAAATCCCACCACTGCGTACTGGCGCTGCACGCGCTGCGACAAGCTGCTCGGCGTCTGCCGCGACGGCCGCATGCACCTGCGCTTCGCGCGAGGCCACGAGTATCTCGTGGGCTTCCCGGTTCAGGCCACCTGTCGCGGCTGCGGCACGCTGAACCACGCGACCGCACCCGCGCGCTGACGCGCGCATCCACCCACCCCCCCTGAAACAGCAGAGACGCGCGACGTCCTGACCTGGCCACCACAAGGCGCCGGACGCCTGGCCGGAAGGCAGGCGTCCGATGTCCTTCGCGTGGCACGAAATCCGCGACCACCTCATGCAATCCTCTTCCACTCTCGGCTTCCAGCGCAGCTTCGACGCGCTCCGATGCGCGCACGGATCCATCGCACGGTTTCCGGACCGGGCGGCGCTTCTCGAAGCGTTGCACCGCGGTCCCGACAGCCCGGCCGGCAAGAACCGGATCCTCAGAGCGCTGATCGCGGCGGCGCAGGACGACGATGGCGCGTCCGATTGCGCCGCGACGGTGCTGCTGCTGGCCCTCTGGCCCGGGCTCGACGCGATCCGACGTCGCGCAATGGCGCGCAGGATCGCGCCCGCCGATGAAATCGTCTCCGACATTCTCGCCCGGACGACCGAGGCTATTCGCAGCCTCGATCCCGACCGCGTCACCTCGATCGCCGCCACGGTCCTGCGGAACGTCGAGCGCGACATCATCCGGGCGCGAAAGCGTGAAGCGGAACGGCAGGGCGTCGCCGCCGAGATCGATCCCGATGGGATCCCCGCGGCGCAGGGTGAGCCTGACCGAGCCCTGCATCGCGCGCGGCTCGTCGACGACATGCGCACGCTGATCGGCGGCGACGCGGACCTCGTCAACCGCGTCGCCGTAGAGGGCTGCTCGCAGGCCGAAGCGGCGGTCCAGCTGGGCCTCACCGAAGCCGCCGCCCGCAAGCGATACCAGCGCGCCACCCGCAGGCTCCGCGATCGCCTCCAGGAAATCGTCTGACCCGATGTCCCGATCCGGGGCGCCGGATGGCTTTTCCCCAGTGACCGGCAAGCACGCCGCCGAACAGCACGAACAAGGATGGACCATGCAGGAACGACACCCAGTCCCCGCAGCCGAGATGGTCAGGATCCCGGGCCTCTATCGGCGCTGGGAACTGCCCGAGGTTCTGAAGAACCACCAGGCCTACCGGATCGAGGATGCCGGCGCGCATCAGGACGGCACGCCGCTCCTTGCGGTCTACGCCGCCTGTGACGGCGATGACCCGGCCGATCCTGCCGCCGCCGCCCCGGTCGCCGGTCTCCGCACCCGCCCGGTCGGGCCGATTTCCCGACAGGCCGCCTAGCGGCGCGTGGAGGAGATCATGTTCATGGGCAACACCCCCTTCATCACCGTCCGCGCCAGCCGCCCGCTGACCGAGATCGAGTTCTGCGCATGGGTGGCGCAGGCCGCGCCCGGCGACCGGCTCGAATACCATCGCGGTTTCCTCGTGCTCGACATCTTCCCGATGCTTGGCCGCCTCGCGGACCGCGAGCGGGAGGAACTGGCGCGGCTCGGGTCGCGCGCCTTCTGGGCCGCCGAGCAGGGCCTCGTCCACCTCGTGCAGGAGCGCGTGGGCTCCGACCGCTTCGCCTACATCGCCGTCGCACGCCCGAAGCCGAAGGCCGCCGCCGCCTCGCTGTCGGCGCTGCTGCTCGAGGAGCAGGCGGCGTGACATCCCCCATCCGGACCCCCTTCGCCGATCACGGAGACCCGTTCATGCCCTGGCCGAACAACAGCCCCACGCCCGACGACCTGCCGGGCATCCCCGACGCCGACCTCGCGCAGTTTCCCGTCGAACTGCTCGCCATCCTGCAGCGCGAGACCGATGAGGCGCTGAAGCGCGCCAAGGCGGCGAAGGCCCGCCTCGATGCCGCGCTGACCATCCGCTACGCCATGCGCGCCGCCGAGGAACGACAGGCCCGGGCCAAGGATACCGGGACGGTCCGCTTCGACGACGGCGATTTCACCGTGGTGGCCGATCTGCCGAAGCGGGTCGATTGGGACCAGGATCGGCTCGGCGAAATCGTCGAGCGCATCCGCGGCTCGGGCGACGACCCCGCCCAGTATGTCGAGATCGCCATCAAGGTGCCGGAGCGCAAATACGCCGCCTGGCCCGACAACATCCGGGCGGTGTTCGAGCCCGCGCGGACCGTGCGCACCGGAGCGCTGAAGGTGGAGCTTCTGCCGCAGGGAGGCGCGGCATGAGCCTCCGGATCGTCACCGCCGACGAGCGGCTGCGCGAGGCGCAGGGCAAGACCACCATGGCGCTGTTCGGCCCGAGCGGCGCCGGCAAGACCACGCTGCTGAAGACGCTGCCGGCCGAGGAAACCGTCTGCCTCGATCTCGAGGCCGGGCTGAAATCGGTGCAGGACTGGCGCGGCGACAGCCTGCCGATCCGCCGCTTCGCCGACGCCGTGGACATCGCCTGCCTGATCGGCGGGGCCAACCCCGCGGCCCAGCCCGACGAGCATTTCTCGGAGGCGCACCACGCGCATCTTCGCGGACAGCACCCGGAGCTTGCCGAGCGGCTCGACGCCAAGCGTATCGTGTTCGTGGACAGCATCACTGACCTGACGCGGCAGGCGATGGCCTGGGCCAAGACCCGGCCCGAGGCGATGTCGGAGCGGACCGGCAAGCCGGACACGCGCGGCGCCTACGGGCTGCTCGCCCGCGAGGTGATCGGGCTCCTCAAGCACCTCCAGCACGCGCCAGGCCGGACGGTGATCTTCGTCGGCATCCTCGAGCGGATCACCGACGAGATGAACCGCACCATCTGGCAGCCGCAGATGGAGGGCGGCAAGGCCGCGCGCGAGCTGCCCGGCATCGTCGACCAGGTGATGACGCTTGGCCTCTTCAGCCCCGAGACCGGCCCGGACGGTGCGACCGCGTGGCGGCACGACCCCGAGAAGGGCGGGACGCGCCGCCTCGTCTGCCGCTCCGGCAACCCGTGGGGCCTGCCCGCAAAGGATCGCTCCGGGCGCCTCGACCTGACCGAGCCGGCCGATCTCGGCGCGCTCCTCTCCAAGATCAACCACGCACCGAAAGGATGAACGAGATGACCTTCGACATGAACGACGTGGCGCCGCAGCAATCCGGCGACCTGATCCCCGACGGCACCTTCGCCAAGGTGACCATGTCCATCCGCAAGGGCGGCACTGACGGGGCGAGCGAGGTGGATCGCGGGCTGCTGAAGCCCTCGAACCAGCCCGGCAGCGACGTGCTGATGCTCGACGCCGAGTTCACGGTGGCCGAGGGACCGCATGCCCGGCGCAAGTTCTGGCAGAACTTCACCGTGCAGGGCGGCAAGCTCGACGAACAGGGCCAGTCGATCGGCTGGAAGATCTCCAAGAGCCAGTTCCGGGCCATGATCGACAGCGCGCTCGGCCTGAACCCGGAGGACATGAGCGAAGCGGCCAAGGCGAAGCGCGTGCTGCGCGGGCTCGCCGATCTCGACGGGATCACATTCGTCGCGAAGATCCAGATCGAGCCGAACCGCAACCCCGCCTACAAGGACGCCAACAAGCTCGACCATGTCGTGCTGCCCACCGCGCCCGAGTGGCAGAGGGTGATGGCCGGCGAAACGGTGCCGGCGCAGCCCTCGAACAAGCCCCGGCCGGCCACTGCGCCCGCGCAGCCCGCAACTCCCGCCTGGGGGCAGTCGCAGCCCGCCGCGGCGCCAGCCGCGCCCGCGTGGTCGTCGCCCGCCGCCCAGCCCGCCGCCCAATCTGCGTCCGAGCCCGCCGCGCCGAAGGCCGCGGGCGGCCCGGCCTGGCTCAACCCGTGAGCCCGGACGAATGGCAGGCGCATGTCACCACAGAAGCGGCCCTTGCGATGGGGCGCTGGCTCGAGGCGCGCGGGCGGCTCGATCGTCCCATCGCCAGCCTCACCCGGCGCGATCTGGAATGCATCGCCTCCAACGCCATCAGCCGCTTCATCGTGCTGGCCTCCGAGCGCCGCACCGCCGCGCCCAACGAGGAGGAGCGAGACGCGCTCGACCTGCTCCTGATGGGGTGAGCGGCGTCTCGGGAAGGGTGAGGCGGAGCGGGAAAGGCGCCAGTGGCGCGTTTCCCCGCCGAACGGGGAGCGTTCCAGCCGCGAACGGGCGGAGCCCTCTATCCCGCGCCGAACTTGGCCGTCGCGTGCCCTGCGCGCTCTGCGGCCGGGAAGCTCGGGGCTTCGGCTACTGCCACGGCCTGCGCTGGGACCGCCATGCCCGTCACCGCTTCTGCTCGATGGCCTGCCTCACGGCGGGCTCGGCCAACGCCAAAAGGAACCACGGCATGATCGACAAGACCGACATGGAAACCCGCGCGATCCGCGAGGCGCGCCGCGAGCTGGCCGAGGCGCTGACGGAGATGGGGCTGATGGCGCCCTTTTTCGACCGGCCGGCCGAGGACATCGACCGCCTGATCGAGGCCTGCGTCGACGGATTTCAGGCGTCCATGCAGCGCCAGTCCGACGCCGGCGACTGCCCATTTTGATCACGGAGAACTGCCGATGAGTTTCGGAGAAATCTGGCGCGACGTTCCCAGCGTCCCTGGCATCCTCGTAAGCAGCGAGGGGCGGGTGATGGTCACGCCCTACCGATACCCGATGCCGGGCGGTGGCGTGCGGCCCTATGGCGGTCAGCCGTATTTCGGCGTCTGGAACAAGACCGATGGTCGGTTCTGCGTGCAGGTGAAGCGCAAGACCTACAAGGTGCACCGGCTCGTCGCGGAGGCCTTCCATGGCCCGCCGCCCTTCGACGGCGCCATCGTCATGCATCTCGACGAGAACGCTGCGAACAACCGGGCCGACAACCTGAAATGGGGCACGCAGAAGGAGAACCTGAACGCTCCCGGCTTCCTCGAATACTGCAAGAACCGGACGGGTGAGCAGAGTCCCTGGATCAAGGGCCAGAAGAAGGCTCGCCATCCATGATCGATCTCAACCACCGCTCGGGCTTCGTCTATGGCCGCGCCGCCGATGCCCCGCCGCCGCTCGGCGCCCGGATCAACGCGCTGCTTGATGACGCGCTCGTGGCGGAGCGCGCTGGCCAGCGGCCCCGCGACTATCTCGGGGCCAGCCGGATCGGCGAGCCATGCGCGCGCCGCCTCGTCTACGAGTTCAGAAAGACGCCGGTCGATCCGGGCAAGGATTTCGAGGGACGGACCCTGCGCATCTTCGAGGCGGGTCACGTCTTCGAGGATCTCGCCATCCGCTGGCTGCGGCTGGCCGGATTCGACCTGCGGACCCAGACCCGCGAGGGCGGCCAGTTCGGCTTCGAGACCGCCGGCGGCCGGATCCGCGGGCATGTCGATGGGGTGATCGTCGATGGCCCGGCTCTCGGCCTGACCTGGCCCGTTCTCTGGGAGCACAAGGCGCTGAAAGCTTCCAGTTGGAATGACACGGCGAAGAAGGGCGTGCAGGTTTCCAAGCCCGTCTATTACGGCCAGCTGCAGATCTACATGGCCTATATGGGCCTCGGGTCGGCGCTCTTCACCGCGCTGAACAAGGACAGCTGCGAACTCTACCACGAGCACGTCCTCTTCGACCCGGCGACCGCGCAGGAACTGTCCGACAAGGCGGTCGCCGTGCTGCGCGCCGCGGATGCGGGCGAACTGCTGCCGCGGATCGCGACGAACCCCGATTTCTATCTCTGCCGGTTCTGCCCGTTCTCGGCACGCTGCTGGGGTGAGCCGCGTCCCGGAAACGCTCCGGTGGAGCGTTTCAGCGGCGAACGGCCGGAGGCCAGGGCATGACCGTCACACTTTCCGACATGCAGAGCCGCGCCATCGCGGCCATCCGCGACTGGTACGAGACCCGCCGCCACGAGCAGCAGGTGTTCCGGGTCTTCGGCTATGCCGGCACCGGCAAGACCACGACCACCGCGCAGGCGATCGAGGCGCTGGGGCTGGCGCCGATGACCCCCGGCGCGCCGGGCGGCGTGCTCTTCGGCGCCTTCACCGGCAAGGCCGCGCTCGTCATGACGCGCAAGGGCACGCCCGCGCAGACCATCCACAGCCTGATCTACCGCGTCTCCGAGGCGACGCCGGAAGAGATCGAGCGGGTGACCGAGGACCTGGCGGAGTTGCGTCGCGAGCTGCCGCGCATGGGGCCGGCCGAGCGCGACTTCGCCATGACGCGGATCGCCCAGCTCGAGATGCGGCTCGAGGACATCCACCAGCCCAAGTTCCTGATCAACGAGCAGTCGATCCTGCGCGACGCGGACCTCCTCGTCCTCGACGAGGTGTCGATGGTGGGCGAGGACCTTGGGCGCGACCTTCTCGCCTTCGGCAAGCCCATCCTCGTGCTTGGCGATCCGGGCCAGCTGCCCCCGGTGAAGGGCGCCGGGTTCTTCACTAAGGCCGCGCCCGACGTGATGCTGACCGAGGTGCACCGGCAGGCCAAGGACAGCGCCATCCTGCGGCTGGCGACGCTGGCGCGGCAGGGCGCGCCGATCCCCATGGGCGCGCATGACGACCATGTCTGGAAGATGTCGCGCCACGAGGTCGGCCCGGAGCAGATGTTGCGCGGCGGACAGGTGCTCTGCGGCACTAACGCGACGCGGCGCTGGCTGAACACCGCCATGAAGCGCGCGGCCGGGTTCGCGGCAGACTATCCGACAGGCAGCGGCGAGAAGATCATCTGCCTGAAGAACCGTCACGATCTCGGGCTGATCAACGGCATGTTCCTGACGCTCAGCGACGTGCGCCAGGACCCCGACGACACCTTCGCCTTCAGCGCAATGGTGGAGACCGAGGACGGCGAGACCATCGCCGGGCGGCAGAGCCTCTGGCGCGGCGAATACGCCGACCACATCGCCTACGACCCCGAGCGCGGACGCCGCGAATGGCAGATCAAGCGCGGTCTCATCGAGACCAGCTGGGGCTACGCCATCACCTGCCACAAGGCGCAGGGCTCGCAATGGGAGAACGTGGTCGTCTTCGACGATGGCTTCGGCCGCTCGGCGGCCGACAGGAACCGCTGGCTCTATACCGCGATCACGCGGGCCGAGCGGGGGCTGGTGATCCTTGCTTGATCTGAACGACGCCCTCCCGCCCGCAACCGAGGCGCCGCGCTACGATCTCGACCTGATCGTCGAGCGTCTCCGCGAGACCGCCCCGCACTGGGTGCCCGACCTCTTCCCGCGCGGTCGCCGCTCCGGCGACGAGTGGCGGCTCGCCAACATCCGGGGCGACGCGCCCCGCAACACCGGCTCCTGCGTCATCACGCTGCGCGGCGCGCATGCGGGCGACTGGATCGACTTTGACGGCAACCATGGCGGCGGGCCGATCAGCGCGATCGAGGAGGCGACCGGGCTCGATGGCCGCGCCCTGATCGCGCGGGCCGCCGAGATCGCCGATGTCACCCCCGGCGCCCCCGAGCGCCGCGCGCCCGCGACACCGCCGACGCCGAAGCGCGATGCCACTCGGGAGATCGCGCATATCCTGTCGTCGGCCCAGCCGATCGCCGGGACGCCGGCTGCGGACTACCTAGCGGGACGCGGTCTGGATGTCCCCACTGGGGCTGATCTGCTCTTCCATCCCGACCTGGCGCATTACGAGACGAAGGCGGGCTATCCGGCGCTGGTGGGTCAGGTGCGCGACCGGGACGGCGACGTCATCGGGCTGCATCGGACCTGGCTCGCGGCGGACCCCGACGGCAGCATCCGCAAGGCGCCGCTCGACAAGGCGAAGAAGATGCTCGGCCGTGTGGCCGGCGGCGCGGTGCGGCTCGCGCCCCTCGGCGACGGCGACAGGCTCGCGCTCTCGGAGGGGATCGAGACCGGCCTCGCGGCCATGACCGCCTGTCCCGATCTGCCGGTCTGGGCCACGCTCTCGACTTCCGGCCTCGAACAGGTCGAGCTGCCGCCGGCCGCCCGGCGCGTCGTGATCCTCGCCGACAACGACGCCTCGGGCGCCGGCCTTCGCGCCGCGGATGCCGCCGCGCGACGGCTGCGCGCGCAGGGGCGCGATGTCGCCATCGCCGTGCCCCCCGAGGAAGGCCAGGACTTCAACGACCTGCTGCTGAGCGACGGCCCCGCGGCCGTGGCGCGCGTGATCGCCGCGGCGGAGTCGGTCGTCGAGGCCGAGACGGTGATGCAGATCGGGCAGCACCGCCCGCTCAACTATCAGGGCTCGGGCGACACGGTCCCGACGCTGCGCGCCGACGAGGGTGATCTGGCGCGTGCGAACGAGCAGGTCTGGAGCCTGCTCATGGCCTCGAACCGCTGTCCATGGCTCTTCCGCCTGGCAGGCCAGCCCACATGGGTCGTCCCCGACGACGAGGGCCGGCCCGTCGCCACCGCGCTCAACGAGGAGAAGCTCCGCCACATGCTTGCGCGGCTTGCCCGCTGGGTGCGCGTGAACGCCAAGGGCGAGCCGATCTCGGCGCCGCCGCCTTTGCCGGTGGTCAAGTCGGTCCTCGCCACGCCCGATCCCGCGCTTCCCGTGCTGACGGGCATCGTGAACACCCCCGTGTTCGGCCGGAACGGCACGCTGCTCACCACGCCCGGCTACCATCCCGACGCGCGGTTGCTCTACGTCCCGGCGCCGGGCTTCGCCGTGCCGGACATCCCCGCCAAGCCAACCCCGGCCGAAATCGCCGCGGCGCGCGCGCTGATCTGCGAGGATCTGCTCGGGGACTTCCCCTTCACCGGCGATGCCGAGCGCTCCCACGTCGTGGCGCTCCTGCTGCTGGGCTTCCTGCGCGGCATGATCGACGGGCCGACGCCACTGCATCTGATCGAGAAGCCCGCGCCCGGGACCGGGGCCACGCTGATGGTCGATGCGATCACCGGCATCCTGACCGGTGCGGGCGCCAGCGTGATGACCGAGGGGCGCGACGACGAGGAATGGCGCAAGCGCGTGACCGCGAAGCTCCGTCAGATCCCCTCCATCGTGCTGATCGACAACCTCCGCGCCACGCTCGACAGCTCGGCGCTCGCTGCCGCGCTCACGGCGCCCTTCTGGGAGGACCGCATCCTCGGTCATTCCGAGATGGCGCGGCTGCCGATCCGCTGCCTGTGGATCGCCACCGGGAATAACCCGGAGTTCTCCAACGAAATGGCCCGGCGTCTCGTGCGCATCCGGCTCGATCCGCACACCGACCGCCCCTGGCAGCGCTCGGACTTCCGCCACCCCGACCTGATGAGCTGGGTGCGCGCCAACCGGGCCCGGCTGGTCGCGGCCTGCCTGACGCTCTGCCAGGCGTGGATCGCCGCCGGCCGGCCCCGCGGTGGGCGCAGCATCGGCTCCTTCGAGAACTGGGCCCATGTGCTCGGCGGCGTGCTCGAGGTGGCGGGCATCCCGGGCTTCCTCGGCAATCTCGAAGAGATGATGGAGTCCTCCGACAGCGAGGGCGCCGCCTGGAACGTCTTCATCGGCGCCTGGTGGGACAGGTTCGGCACCGCCGAGGTGACGGCCGCGGAGGTCTACGACATCGCGCTCTTCTGCGATCCGCCGCCGCCGATGAGCGGCGCCAACGAGCAGGCCCGCAAGACCAGCTTTGGGATGTCCATCGGGCGCATGCGGGACCGCGTGTTCCGCCTCGGCGATCTCCGCGTCCGGCTGGTGAAAGCCGGCACCTACCGGCGCGCCACGAAGTGGCAGCTGAAGGTCACCGAGGACGAGCGCCCCTCGGCAGCGGACCGCCGCAGCGCCGATCCGTGTGAGCCTCGGGCCGGTCGTGTGAGCCTCGAAAACGAAGGCTCACATGCGCAACGCTCTGATACCAAACCGAAATGTGAACCTTGTGAGCCTTGTGAACCTTTTTCCACCCTTACGCGTGCGTGCACGCGCGTGCGCACGAAAGGAGATGCCGGAAAAGGTTCACAACCCTCACAAGGCTCACAAAGCATCGTCGTTTCAACGGGTTGCGGGTGTGAACCTCCGTGTGAGCCTCCCGCGGCAGGCTCACAGGCCTCACCGCGCCCGGATTGGCTGCGGGAGCTCGACCGATGAGCCCCGCGCGCCGCCCTCATCCCTTCATCGAGCAGCAGACAGGAAAGGAGCCCCCGATGGCCCATGCATCCCTCACCCCGTCGCCCGCGATCACGCCCGTGGGCGGCACGCCGGTCCTTCTCGCCCTCGACCTCGGCACCACTACCGGTTGGGCGCTGCGCGCCGCGGACGGGCTGATCACCAGCGGCACGGTGTCGTTCCGGCCGAGCCGCTACGACGGCGGCGGCATGCGCTATGTCCGCTTCCGCGCTTGGCTGGAGCGGCTGGCCGCGGATGCAGGGCCCATCGGCGCGATCCACTTCGAGGAGGTGCGCCGGCATGTCGGGACCGACGCGGCCCACGTCTTCGGCGGCCTGCTCGCCACCTTGACCGCATGGGCTGAGACGACGGGCGTGCCCTATCAGGGCGTCCCGGTGGGCACGATCAAGCGCCACGCAACCGGCAAGGGGAACGCCCCGAAGGAGGCGATGATCGCGGCGGCCCGCGCCCGCGGGTTCAGCCCGGCCGACGACAACGAGGCCGACGCCATCGCTATCCTGTTCTGGGCGATCGAGACCGCAGGAGGCGTGGCATGAGCAGGATGCGCTACACGCCCAAGGGTTATGGCGGCCGCCGCCGTGACCCCGAGCAGGTCAAGCGCGAGGGCTGGCACGAACAGCGGATGCTGGCGGTCTCGCTGGACGACCAGCGGCTCACCTGGCCGGAGCGAGAGTTGATCCGTCAACTCGGGGACAAGCTCTATGGCAAGCCACCCGCGGTCCGGGAGGTGCGCCATGACTGACTGGACCATCGCGCAAGTGCAGGACCGCCTGGAACTCGCAGCCGACGTCTTCGCGCAGCAGCCCGCGGTGAAGCCGCAGGGCTACTTCAACGCGTGGCCCGAGTATTTCCACAGCTTCGCCGACCAGGTCGGTCAGGAGCCGCAGATGCGTCGGCCACGCCCGAGCCCTCGCCAGATCACCGAGGCCGAGGAAGCGATGCTATGGCTGCGCTGGCTCGAGAAGGACGACGCTCGCCTCGTCTGGCTGCGCGCCAACCGCACGCCTTGGAAGCCCATCTGTTGGGAGCTCGGCATAAGCCGCGCCACGGCGAACCGGCGCTGGCAATACGGCATCGCGGTCATCGTATGGCGGTTGAACGGGAGGCGGGTACCAGGCAAGCGGTCGATGGAGTTCGTGGTCCGCCGAGCCGCTCAATAGTTGGTAATCTGCGGGGCCTCGATCTTCGCAATCGTCAATTGCGCTATAGACGGCGGAATGGTGCCCTTCTTCGCCTTGTCATTGATGTATTTCCGGAATTTGCCGCCGCCGATGTAGTGATCCTGCAGCCACTCCCGATACGCACCCAATGCTTCGAGCGGATAGCACCAGGCCTCCTGAGGGTTGGACTTCGCCTGCGGGTGGCTATCGGGGTACCGGTGAGGGAACTTGTTGCGATCGCCAAACCGCTCATTGAAGCCGTTCTCGTCCCAGAACTTCGACCAATGCAGGCCGATCGAAATGTCGACAACGTTCTTCTCGTCGACTGGTGCGCCTGCCACGATCATCTCGTAGATCAGGGTCTCAGCTTCGTTGAATACGCTGAAGAATCCCTTGGGCGCGGACTGATAGTTCAAGGCAATGCGCTCATGCCACTTGTCGAAACGCGCGCGTCCGGTCGGGTCGTAACCAACCTGCGAGTAGATCATCTCGCGGAGTTTCGTCCCAGCGAGGATACGGAAATTGTCGCGGGCCTCTGGCTGGCAGTTCGTCCCGGCGTCGAACGCGTAATACTCAAGAATCGCCAGACACACCTCGGCCGGATAGCAATAGTGCACGACACCGTTGTGCGGCACTTCTATATGGGCGACCGAAGCCTCAAGGCCGAGCTTGGACAGGATCCCCTTGATGGCCTTGATCCTCGGCTTCGGATCTGCGTCGTCCCACTGAGCACTGATCGTGCCGATATGTGCGTTCTGAACGCCGCACAGCGCAGCGAGTCCCCGCTGATTCAAGTATGGCGTGCCGTCCGAGAGCACGCCCATGCCGATTCCATTGATCTCGGTGTCCTTTTCAATACCCAGATCGAGGACACCTTGGGTGATTTCCTCTCCATCGTTTTTGACGGGTAACGCCTTGATAGTACGGGGTTTCATGCCGATTTCCTCGCCGTCTGAACTGTTTCGGGCACCGCGATGAACTGCGAGGCCAACAGGCATCCCCGCCCACGGGAACAGAGTGGAAACATATCAGACTTTGGTCGCGACGCCAACCAGATGATGTGTGCTGCGATGCGGTGCGGTCGACATGCGGTAGGTGGTGTCAAGCTGCTTCCGACGACCGAGACAATTTCCTGCGAGACACCGGGCGGCGAGACGGATCGCCCTGCCGACGCTATCAATGGAGATATACTCGGGGTCGTGCGCTCGGGCGAACCGACGCTGATCTCGAGGTGGCCACCGGGGCTGGCTTCCGGGGTCCAGCCGGGGTCCATACCGCCAACCCATTGAATTCAATGGTTCCTTCCTGGCGACTATGTATGCTGGCGGGCTTGGCGCGAAATATCGCCAGCGACAGGGCCGATTTTTTGGGAAGCCACCGGAGTCCGGGGTCCAGCCGCGACGCCCGGAAATCTTCGTGAAATCAAACATCTGACGGGCCGCGCGGGGTGGATACCCCGCGGATACCGGAGTCCAGGCGGAGGCCGGTGGACCCCGCCGTGCCGGAGTCCACCCGGCGGATGCCGATCGACCATCGACAGGAACCTTCATGACCCTCGCCTTCGCCCCCGAGCGGATCGAGACCTGGCCGCTTGCGCGCCTGCAGCCCTACGCGAAGAACGCGAAGGTGCACGGGCCCGACCAGGTCGCGAAGCTCGCCGCCAGCATGGCCGAGTTCGGCTGGACCGTGCCGTGCCTCGTCGGCGAGGACGGCGAGCTGATCGCGGGCCACGGCCGGGTGCTGGCGGCCGAGCAGCTCGGGCTGACCGAGGCGCCGGTTATCGTGCTCGGCCACCTGACCGAGGCGCAGCGGCGCGCCTACCGCATCGCCGACAACAAGCTCACGGAACTCGGCAGCTGGGACGAGGCGCTTCTCTCGGCCGAGCTGCAGGACCTTCTCGCGGACGACTACGACCTGTCGCTGGTCGGCTTCTCCGATGGCGAGCTCGACAAGCTCCTGGCTTTCGATCCGGACGGGGGCGGTGACGAAGAAGGTGGCGCCAGGGGCTCCGTGCCGCCGGTGACCATCCCCGAACCGCCGCGCAATCCGGCTTCGCGGACGGGCGACCTGTGGATCCTAGGCGACCACCGGCTGCTCTGCGGCGACAGCACCAGCGCTGCCGATGTGCGCCGCCTGATGAATGGCGAGCGGGCGATCCTGTTCGCGACCGATCCGCCGTATCTCGTCGACTACGACGGCTCGAACCATCCGACCCGCAACAAGGATTGGTCCGCGTCCTATGGCACAACTTGGGACGACTCCTCGCAGGGCGCGGAGCTCTACGACGGCTTCATCGCTGCGGCGGTCGCCGAGGCCATCGCCGAAGACGCCGCCTGGTACTGCTGGCACGCCTCGCGCCGCCAGGCGATGCTGGAGGCTTGCTGGGAAAAGGCGGGCGCCTTCGTCCATCAGCAGATTATCTGGGTGAAGGACCGCGGGGTTCTGACCCGGTCGCATTACCTGTGGAAACACGAGCCCTGCTTCATGGGCTGGCGCCGTCCGAACCGTCCGCCGAAGGTGGCCGAGCAGACGCTGCCCTCGACGTGGGAGATGCCGTCCTTCGCAAAGGATGAACGCCCCGACCATCCGACGCCGAAACCGCTCGACGCCTTCGGCATCCCGATGCGCCAGCACGTCGCCCGCGGCGGCCTCTGCTACGAGCCGTTCTCGGGTTCCGGGTCGCAGATCATGGCGGGCGAGGCAAACGGCCGCCGCGTCTTCGCGATGGAAATCAGCCCGGCTTACGTCGATGTCGCCGTGGAGCGCTGGCAGGCCGAGACCGGCCGCGACGCGATCCTCGACGGTGACGGCCGAACCTTCGCCGAGGTGAAGGCCGAGCGGCTGGGCGAGACCCCGGCCGCGGCCGAGGGGGCCCACGCGGCCTGACGACGTGGATGGCGTGGCTCTACCTTCCTCCGGCCTGCCTGCCGGAACCGGCGACACGTGCCTCTTCGGCCTCTCGCTCTGCTCCGGCGCCGGCGGGCTCGATCTCGGGCTGCACCTCGCATGCCCCGGATATCGCACTGTGGGTCACGTCGAGCGGGACGCCTACGCCGCGGCGGTCCTCGTGGCGCGGATGGAAGACCCGGCCCTGGATCCGGCACCTGTCTGGGACGACGTTGCCACCTTCGACGGCTGCCCGTGGCACGGCGCGGTGGACATCGTTACTGCGGGCTATCCGTGCCAGCCATTCTCCGTCGCGGGCAAGCGTCGGGGCGCGGACGACCCGCGCCACCTCTGGCCGCATGTCGCCCGCATCATCGGCGAAGTGGAGCCACCGTTCGTCTTCCTCGAGAATGTCGCCCATCATCTCCGCCTCGGCTTCCCCGAAGTCGCCAGCGGACTGGTCGGCATGGGCTACAAGCTTGCGGCAGGCCTATTCACGGCGGCGGAAGTCGGTGCGCCCCACCGGCGCGAGCGGCTCTTCATCCTCGCCCACCGCGAGCGCGACCACCTGGCCGACCCCGCGCGCCTGCTCTGGGACGCGGTCGAGCGGCGGGAACCGGACCGAGATGATGCGGCTCTGGCCGACGCCGCTGGCCGGCGACAGCAAGGGCACGCGGAACCGGACGTGCAATCGCAGCGAGACGGCGCGCCCGCGCAACGACGGGACGACGCTCAGCGATGCGACGCGAATGTGGATGACGCCGACGGCGCGGGATCACAAGGACGGGGCGACGAGCCTCGCGAACACGCCGGTGAACGGGCTGCTTGGCCGCCAGGTCCTGGTGACGCCGATGGCTGGCGGGAGTTCCTGCGACACGCCCCGGACATTGAACCCGCTGTTCGTCGAGGCGCTGATGGGCTGGCCCACCGGGTGGACCGGCTTCGGCTCTGTGGCAACGGAGTGGTCCCGCTGGTCGCGGCGCATGCGCTCCGAACTCTCGCAGCTGAACTGCTGGCCGATGGATGAGGGGGCGGAGTGAAGCAGAGCCGGGCCATGTCGCTGGTCGAGGCGGTCGCCAACGTGGCGGTCGGGTATGGCGTCGCCGTCGTGACGCAGATCCTGATCTTCCCGGTCTTCGGGCTGCACACGACGCTGGCGCAGAACCTCAAGATGGGCGCGGTGTTCACGGTGGTGAGTATCGCGCGTTCCTTCGCCCTGCGGCGGCTGTTCGAAGCGATCCGGGTCGCGTCGAGTAACGACCGACCCAACTAGCGGAGAGCCAACGGTCGGTTTCGAAGTTGTCGCTATCCTTTTCAGTTCCTATGATTTCTCGAAGTGTAGGATGGGCATGAGGAACCGTTTCCCGTCCAGGCCAATCGACGGGATCGAGATCTTGAAGGCTTCAGACGAGCAGACGACGAATTCCGACACCTTGCCGGATGGCCTCGAGGCCCTTCGGCGGGAACTGAGCCTCTCGGACGTGATGGGCCTGATCGAGCGCACCGCGCGATGGGTCGACCCGACGACGTTCGAGTATCTGCCGGTCTGGTACCCGGAGCATGCGCGACGCGCGCTGTTCTACAAGGCCAACTGGTCCGAACCGCAGATGAACCGAAACCGACAGACCGGCGTCAGCATCCACAAGTCCGAAGGAAACGTGCATGCGAACAAGGCGCTGACGCTTGCTCTCGGCCTTCGGGCTGGAGAACGACCGAATTGGTCATGCTGCCACATCTGGGGCGTCGACGACGCGTTCTACCAAGTCAGCAACGCAGTGGTTCAGGACCGACGCTTCTTCTCCTGCGTCGCGAATATGGTCCTGCTGCCGACGCCTCTGAAGGCGTTCACGGACGTCATGACCGACGTAAAGATGATGCTTCGCGTCTGTGCGCTGCACCTCTACGGCTGGTCCTGCGACCACGACGACGTAGCGGACATCGCGGATCAGGTCGCCGACTGGGCGAATTGGGACGCCTATCCGGAAAGCTGGCCCAAACCGGGTCGGACGACGCTCCCGCTGGGCACGGCCAAGTTCTCGCCTCGGATCAAGGCGGCTGCAGACCGCAGGAAGGCCGCCATTCGTAAAGATCTAGCATCCGCTGGTCCGCACTATCCGCGGGAAGAGGTCCGCAAGGTGCTCGGTTATTGGAACATCTCGCTCTGAGAGAAGGAAGCCGCCGCCCCAAGCGGGACGGCGGCATCGGACGGTGGTGTTCTGCGGCTCTAGTCGCTGGGCAGGCTGTAGACCCGACCGCGGCCCTCGACCTTCTCCGAGGTGACTTCGAGCCCGAGCTTCTTCTTGAGCGCGCCGGCAAAGGCGCCTCGGACCGTGTGCGGTTGCCAGCCCGTTTCGGCAACGATCTCGTCGATGGTCGCGCCGCCCCCGGCGCGGAGCATCTCGATCAGCTTGGCCTGCTTGGTGCCCATGCGCGGTGTGCGCGCCTTGGGCGCGGGATCGGCTTCGGCGGGCGCGTCCTGCGAGGCCTCCGCATTCGGCGCTTCGTCGGCGCCCGTGGGCGCGCTGTCGCCGCTCTCCGGCTCGACGCCGATGGCGGCGAGGCCCGCATTCGTGATGTGCAGGAGGATGGCGTTGCCGTCCTCGTTGTTGCGCCAGATGCGGTTGAGGGCGGCGTCAGCCTTGGTCTGGCTGTCCGTCGTCGTCTCGACGATCAGTTTGCGGGAGAGCAGCGCGCCGACCACCTTGGCGGCGGCGCCGCCGCGGAGGGAGCCGGGAAGCGGCAGGACGTTGCGGTCCTCGCGCTGCGCGGCGGCGCTGAGGATCACGAGCTGGGTGTCGGAAAGCTTGGTCATCTGGGGTCTCCGGTTTCGGGGCCGCGACCGTCGCGACCCTCCTACGACCCCGAGCCGCGCGTCGGCGCGGCGGGAGTTCCGGCTGGGCCGGAGATCAGTCGGCGTGCTCGCCCTCGCCGAAGGCGCTGTCGGTGATGCGCTTCAGGAGGCTGGCGTAGTGTTCGAGGGTGCCGACATGGCCCCAGTTCACCTCATCGGGGTGAGCGTTGAAGTGGTCGTCGCTGAGCGCCTGAAGGCGGGCGAGCATCTCGTCGATCTCGGCTTTCTTGCCGATGAAGGCATTCAGGGCTGCGTCCTTGTTCCGGCGCGCTTTCTCGGCGCGGAGTTCGTGGCGCGGGGTCGTGATCGGGTTCAGGCGGGTGGTCATCGTGTTGCCTCCGGGTGAGTTGCATCGTCCTTGTGATCGGACGTTCGCTCCACGCGCCCGGCTTATCAACTCGATAAGCGCCTGACTTTGAATGATAATCGGGGCTGGCGATGCAGGGCATGAGCGAGCGCCAGTACGCCGCCCATGTCGGGCTGTCGCGCGGCGCAATCCAGAAGGCGAAGGCCGCCGGCCGGCTCGTCCTGCACGAGGATGGCAGCATCGACGCCGCGGCCTCGGACCGGCTGCGGGCGGAGGCGACCGACCCTTCCAAGACCAGGACGGCACCCGCGCCGAAGCTGAAGCCGGTGCCAGAGGCGGCGGTCTCGGCGGTCGGCGACACGCTGAAGGAACAGGGGATCGCCGCACCCGCAACGGGCGGCGGGACAACGTTCCTGCAGGCGAAGACGGCGCATGAGGTGCTGAAGGCGCAGGAGCGGCGCATCCGGCTCGCCAAGCTGAAGGGCGAACTGGTTGATCGCGACCGCGCCACGGCGCTGGTCTTCCGGCTCGCGCGCGAGGAACGCGATGCGTGGGTCAACTGGCCGGCGCGGGTGGCTGCGCTGATGGCGGCGGAGTTGGGAACGGAGACGGCGGCCATGCAGAAGGTTCTGGAGGCCCATGTCCGCGCCCATCTCGAGGAACTCGCCCAGCCCCGGATCGCCCTCTGAGGATATCGGGGCCTTTGACGGGGCGGAGGCGCTGCTCCGGGCCTGGGGCCGCGGGCTCACGCCCGACCCCTGGCTGACCGTCTCGGAATGGTCGGACACGCATCGCTGGCTGAGCTCGCGCGCGAGCGCCGAGCCCGGCCGGTACCGGACCGAGCGCACGCCCTACATGCGGGCGATCATGGACGCGCTCTCGCCCGGCGATCCGACGCAGCGGGTGGTGTTCATGAAGGCCGCGCAGGTCGGCGCGACTGAGGCCGGCAACAACTGGATCGGCTTCGTGATCCACCACGCGCCGGGCCCGATGCTCGCCGTCCAGCCGACGGTGGAGCTGGCCAAGCGGAACTCGCGCCAGCGGATCGACCCGCTGATCGAGGAAAGCCCGGCGCTGAAGGAGCGCGTCCGCCCGGCGCGGGCGCGCGACAGCGGCAACACGCAGCTGTCGAAGGATTTCCCCGGCGGCGTCTTGGTGATGACCGGCGCCAACTCGGCGGTGGGGCTGCGCTCGATGCCCGCCCGCTACGTCTTCCTCGACGAGGTCGATGCTTACCCGGCCGATCTCGGTTTACATCGGGCATAACAAACATTTATGTAAGCGCAAGCAGGTGATGCACTTGGAGATGTGATTATGCGAACTTTAGTCTTGTCCTGCCTTTTGATCTTAATGATGCCGCTGGTCGCCGCCGCCAACGAGTTGCGCGGCACATGGTCCGGCTACTACTATTGCAGCCAAGGCCCAACTTCTTTTGATCTCATTCTTGACGGCGTTACAATTGACGATTGGTTGGTCGAGGGTGTGTTCAGCTTTTACGCTCATCCGAGCAATCCTGAGGTGCCATCTGGCCGTTTTAAGGTTCATGCGCTGATGACGGGTGAGGATGAGTTTATTGTTGTTCCGAAGGGGTGGATAGAAAGACCTGGGAGCTTCAATCAAATTTATCTGATGGGTAGCCTCATTGAGCGCGGCAGTAAGATGAGGGGCCGAATTTATAGTGATCTTTTTCAACCTCTATCGTGTCCCGGCTTTCAGGCAACACGATAAAGGCATCTGCAAAACCGTTTCGATCGAAAGCATTCTACAATGCTGGGCGGCAGCGAGAACCGTTGAGGGAGCACTTGCCGCTGGTCTGTTCCTGACCGCCGGCGCCGATGTGCAGAAGGACCGGATCGAGGTCGGTGTCTGGGCCTGGGGCCGCGGCCTCGAAAGCTGGCTCGTCGATCATGTCGTGATCGAGGGCGGGCCGGCGCAACCCGACGCGTGGGCCGCGCTGACCGATCTGCTTGGCCGCAGCTGGCGCCATGCGGGCGGCGCGGAGCTGGGCCTCGCCCGGCTCGCCATCGACACCGGCTACGAGACGGCGGCGGTCTATGGCTGGGCCCGCTCGGTCGGCTTCGCGCTGGTGGCGCCGGTCAAGGGGCTCGAGGGCTTCAACCGTTCAAGTCCGGTCTCAGGCCCGACCTTCGTCGACGCCACCGCGGGCGGGAAACGCCTGCGCCGCGGCGCGCGGCTCTGGACCGTGGCGACATCGACCTTCAAGGCCGAGACCTATCGTTTCCTGCGGCTGGCACGGCCGACGACCGAGGAACTGGAGGCCGGCGCGGCGTTCCCGCCCGGCACGGCGCATCTGCCCGGCTGGGCCGACACGGAGTGGATCCGGCAGCTGACGGCCGAACAACTCGTGACGGTGCGCAACCGGCGCGGCTTCGCCAAGCTCGAATGGCAGAAGCTCCGCGAGCGCAACGAGGCGCTGGACTGCCGGGTCTATGCCCGCGCCGCCGCCTGGATCGCCGGCGCGGATCGCTGGCCCGAGGCGACATGGGCCGATCTCGAGGCGCAACTCGGCGTGCCGAGTGGGATGGACAGCCCGGCCGGCCTGATCGGTCGCTCTGATGCGGGCACGCAAGGCAAGCGCCGCTCCGACTGGCTCGGACGGCGGGAAGGATGGTTCTGACGATGGCCGACTGGACAGAGGCTGAACTCGCGGCGCTCCGGCGTGCATATGCGAGCGGGACGACGCGGGTGAGCTACGACGGCAAGACGGTGGACTACGGCTCGGCCGAGGACCTGCTCGGGCGCATCCGCACCATCGAGCGCCAGATCGCCGGGACGACGGCACGGCCCATCGCCGGCTTCGCCGGCTTCTCGCGCGGGGACCGCTGATGGTCTCCTGGCTCGACAGGGCCATCGCGAGCGTCGCCCCGCGCACCGCCACGCGCCGCGTGCTGGCGCGGCAGGCCTTCGAGGGGCTCGCCCGCTCCTACGAGGGTGCGGCCCGCGGCCGGCGCACCGACGGCTGGCACGCATCGGGATCCTCGGCCGACGCCGAGATCGGCCGGGCCGGCGCGCTGCTGCGCGACCGGATGCGCGACCTGGTCCGGAACAACCCGCATGCGGCCAAGGCGGTGTCGGTGCTGGTCAACAACATCGTCGGCGCCGGGATCATGCCGCGCGCGGCCAGCGGCGACGCTGCCCTCGACCGCGAGGTGGACCGGCTCTTCGAGATCTGGGCGCGGGGCTGTGACGCGGACGGTCAGCTCGACTTCTACGGGCTGCAGACGCTCGTCTGCCGCGAGATGGTCGAGGCCGGCGAGGTGCTGGTCCGCCGTCGCCCGCGCCGCCCCGGCGACGGCGTCGTGCCGCCGGTCCAGCTGCAGCTGCTCGAGGCCGACTTCCTCGACGCCACCCGCAACGGCGCGCTCGGCGCGGGCCAGGCGGTGCAGGGGATCGAGTTCGACGCGCTCGGCCGGCGCCGGGCCTACTGGCTCTTCGGCGCGCATCCGGGCGACGCCACGCTCAGCCTGACCAGCGGGCTCACCAGCCGGGCAGTCCCGGCCAGCGAGATCGCCCATGTCTACGAGAAGCAGCGCACGCAGGCGCGCGGCGTGCCCTGGGGCGCGCCGGTGATCCGGGCCCTGCGCGATCTCGACGACTACGAGGTGGCAGAGATCGTCCGCAAGAAGACCGAGGCCTGCGTCACCGCCATCGTCTTCGGCGACGAGGAGGCGCAGCAGGGCATCGCCCCCGCGGTGGTCGACGCCGATGGCAACCGGGTGGAGCAGTTCGAGCCAGGTCTCATCGCCTATGCCCGTGGCGGCAAGGACATCCGGTTCAACCAGCCCGCGGCCACGGGCGGCTACGGCGAGTACAAGCGGGCGAGCCTGCATACGATCTCGGCGGGCTTCCGCGTGCCCTACGAGCTGCTGACCGGGGATCTCAGCCAGGTGAACTACTCGTCGATCCGCGCCGGGCTCGTGGAGTTCCGCCGGATGATCGACGCGGTGCAGTGGCAGCTCTTCATACCGATGTTCTGTGCGCCGGTCTGGCGCTGGTTCACGGAGGCCGCATGGGCGGCGGGGCGGATCCCGACGCCGGACGTGCCGGTGGAGTGGTCGCCGCCGAAGTTCGAGGCTGTCGATCCGCAGAAGGACGCGATGGCCGACCTGCTGGCCATCCGCTCCGGCACCATGACGCTCGCCGAGGCAATCGCCCGGCAGGGCCGCAACCCCGACGCGGTGCTGGCCGAGATCGCGGCAACGAACGTGAAGCTCGACGAGCTGGGCCTCGTGCTCGACAGCGACCCGCGCCGGGTCACCAAGACCGGCAGCGCGCAATCCAATGCGCCGGCCGACCCCGCGACCTATCCGGATGACACCGCCTCAAGCAGCGAAGCGGTAGGCGACGAAACACCCGGCGACGGGGCCTGACGAGGATCCATTCATGGAGCAGACGATCGAACTGCCGGCGTTCCGCCGGTCGGCGGAGCTATCGCCGAACAGCATCGACCCGGAGACGCGCAGCGTCGAGGTGATCTGGTCGACCGGCGCCCGCGTGCGGCGCGCCGCGCTCTTCGGCGAGCCGCATGACGAGGAGCTCAGCATGGCGCCCGAGCATGTGCGGCTCGAGCGGCTGAACGCGGGCGCGCCGTTCCTGAAGGTGCACGAGGCGCACGATCTCGACGCGGTGATCGGCTCGGTCGTGCCGGGATCGGCGCGGATCGAGAACGGACAGGGTATCGCCCGCATCCGGCTCTCCGAGCGCAACGCCGTGGGAGACATCTGGCGCGACATCGAGGCCGGGCACATCCGCGCGGTCTCCATCGGCTACCAGGTCCACCGCTTCGAGATCAGCAAGCCCGACAAACAGCGCGAGCTCTGGCGGGCGGTGGACTGGACCCCGTTCGAGATCTCCGCCGTGCCGGTCGGCGCCGATCCCGCCGCGGGCTTCCGTTCCAACAGCGAACATCACGACTGCGTCCTCCACCGCCGGGACGCCCCCACCAGCGAAGGAGCATCCCCGATGACCGACAGGACCGAGACCGCGGCCGAGACGGCCGCGCAGAGCAACACCACGGCAGCGCCCGAGGAGACGAGCATGACCGACGACACCACCGGCGCTGCCGACACGCAGACCCGCGCCGCCGAGCCTAAACCCAAAGCGAAGCCGACAGCCGACCCGGCGCCGGAGGATCGCAGCCGCAGCGTCGACACCGACGCGCTGGTGAGCGAGGCCCGCGCGCAGGAGCGCGAGCGCGTCTCGACGATCCACGGGCTCGCCGACAAGCTCCAGCTCGAGCGCGGCTTCGCCGACGACCTGATCAAGCGCGGAGTCTCCATCGACGAGGCGCGCCGGCTGATCCTCGACCAGGTCGCGGCGAAGGCCGACGAGACGCGGACCTTCCCGCATGTCTCGATCCCGCTCGGAGGACGGGACGCCACGGTCACCCGGCGCGAGGCGATCTCGAACGCGCTCCTGCACCGCTACAGCCCGACGCTGTTCCCGCTGGAGGACGCCGCGCGCGAGTACCGCGGCATGACGCTGATGGAACTCGCCCGCGAAAGCCTCGAGACGGCGGGCGCCAGCACCCGCGGTTTCTCGCGCGACGAGGTGGCCACGCGAGCGCTGCATTCGACATCGGACTTCCCCGAGATCCTCGCGGCCGTCACCAACAAGACCCTTCGCCAGGCCTACGAGGCCTATCCGCGGACCTTCCCGCTCTTCTGCCGGCAGGTGCTCGCCACCGATTTCAAGGCGATGCACCGGGTCCAGCTGGGCGAGGCGCCGCAGCTCCTGAAAGTCGGCGAAAGCGGCGAGTTCAAGCGCGGCACGCTCGGCGAGAGCAAGGAGAGCTACCGCATCGAGACCTACGGCCGCGTCGTCGCCATCACCCGGCAGGTGCTGATCAACGACGATCTCGACGCCTTCACCCGGATCCCGGCGATGTACGGCAACTCCATCGCGCAGCTGGAGTCGGACGTGGTCTGGGACATCGTGACGTCGAACCCGGCCATGGCGGACGGCACGGCGCTGTTCCACGCGACCCACAAGAACCTCGCAGGCAGCGGCGCGGCGCTCGGGGTGGACAGCGTGGGCCTCGCGCGGGCGGCGATGCGCAAGCAGACCGGGCTCGACAAGAAGACGGTGCTGAACGTCCGGCCCGCCTTCCTGATCGTGCCGGCGGCGCTCGAGCTGAAGGCCGAGCAACTGGTCGCCCAGAACCTCGTGCCCGCCCAGAGCGGCAACGTGGTGCCGCAGTCGATCCGCACGCTCTCGCCCATCGCCGAGCCCCGGCTCGACGCGGCCAGCGAGACCGCCTGGTATCTGGCGGCAAGCCCGAACCAGATCGACACCATCGAGTACGCCTATCTCGAGGGCCAGCAGGGCGCGTACATCGAGACGCGCAACGGCTTCGACGTCGACGGCGTCGAGATCAAGTGCCGCCTCGACTTCGGCGCCAAGGCCATCGACTGGCGCGGCCTCTACAAGAACCCCGGCGCGTAAGCCGGGCCATCCCGCTGACCCCTGATCCCTGACGCACGGGCGGTCCTGATGGGCCGCCCGTCGTCGTTCCGCGAAAGGAACCCGCGATGAAGAACTACGTCCAACCGGGCAACACCCTCACCCTGACCGCGCCCTATGCCGTGACCTCCGGCGACGGCCTGCTCGTCGGCTCGATCTTCGGCGTGGCGGCCGGCGATGCCGCCAACGGTGCCACCGTTGAGGCTGCGCTCACCGGCGTCTTCGACCTCACCAAGATCGGCTCGCAGGCCTGGACTGCCGGCGCCAAGGTCTACTGGGATGACACCAACAAGCGCTGCACCACGGTCGCAACCGACAACACGTTGATCGGCGTCGCCGTCGAGGCGGTCGCAGGCGGCGCGGGCGACACCATCGGCCGGGTGCGCCTGAACGGCAGCTTCTGATGACCGCTTTCGCCGCCACCCTCGACGCGCTCTTCGCGGACGCGCATCTCGCGCGCGACGTCGTCTACACCGCCGAGGGCGGCGCGCCCGCACTGGTCCGCGCGATCCTGCGCAGGCCGGATGACGTCACCGGCTTCGGCGAGGCGCGCATCTGGTCGGAAACCACCCGGTTGGATCTGCGCCTCGCCGAGGTGGCGAGTCCGTGCCCGGGCGATCGCATCGAGATCGACGGCGAGGCCTTCCTCATCCAGGGCGAGCCTGTCCGCGATCGCGAGCGGCTCGTCTGGACCGTGGATTTGAGGCCGGCCTGACACCGATGAAGCTGAAGCTCGACATCACGCCCGATCTCGTCGCTGCGATGGCCGCGGAGGTGAAGGCCGGCGAGAAGGCCGTCACCGCCGCCATGCGCGAGGTCGGCACCGGGCTCAAGACCGCCTGGCGCGGCCAGATCACGGGCGCGGGGCTCGGAAGACGGCTCGCGAACTCGATCCGGAGCCGGACCTACCCGAAGGCCGGCGAAAGCCTGAACGCCGCGGCGCTGGTCTGGTCAAAGGCGCCGGTTATCGTCGGCGCCCACGACACCGGCCCGCTCATCCGCTCGAAGGAAGGCTTCTGGCTGGCGATCCCGACCGAAGCCGCTGGCCGAGGTCTGCGCGGCGCCAAGCTTACCCCCGGCGAATGGGAGCGCCGCCGCGGCCTGCGCCTGCGCTTCGTCTATCGCCGGCGCGGCCCGAGCCTGCTCGTCGCCGACAGGGCCCGCATCAACACCCGCGGCCAGGCGGTGGCGTCGCGCGCCAAGACCGGCCGCAACCAGGTCACCGCGCCGATCTTCCTGCTGGTGCCACAGGTGAAGCTGCCGAAGCGGCTGGACCTTACGCGGGACGCGGACCAAGCGTTGGATGGTGTCCCGGGGCTGATCGTAGCGAACTGGGTGGAGGGGAAGATGTAGCCGGACAAAACGTCCAAATCGACTTAGGCGCCGACTTGGTTTCTCGTCTGCCCGGTGAAGCCCCTACTTGATAGGTAGTGCGTGTACTCTCCTCGCATGTGATCGGTGCATCGATTCACAAGAAACGAAACGTCCTCGAGCGCCTTTTGTGTCGCATCCGCTGAAATAGCCTGAATTGCCGATCTGGGGCGATCGCAGTTGTGGATGCAGTCATGGCGCCGCTGAAAAACGGATTGCATTCGCCGCCCAAATTTCTCCAAGGCGTTTTTCTTGGCCTTTGCTTTTCCGCCCGCTGGCGTCTGTTGGTAGGCATGCCTCGTGATCCCAAATTGGCGCTGCTTCATATCAGCATGTAGAATCCAACTCTCGACGGTCTCTTGGGTCAGGAGTTTGTGTTGATCTCGGCAGAAGATGTTCAGCAGATCTTTTATCTGCTGGATGGATAGAACGCTCTCTTTCTCGATCATCTCTCGCGCAGCCATCCTCCAACGCCACCCGTTGCTGGAATTGAGGACTGCAACAACGGGCACTTTGAGGTTGTTGAGCTTGTCCTGAAGGTTTCCAGAGGGCTGACGCTCCTTTGCACGGAGGGTTCGAGTGACCAGGTCTGCATAGGCATCGCAGAAGAATGCATCACTCGCCCCCACTCCAGCCATCCAAGCAGACCTGAGGAGATCATCCTTCAAGCGTCCATCCGCTAGACCAGCAGCATGGGCCTGAATGTCCCTTGCGCGCTGAACATCTTCGTCGAAATGCTGCTTCGCCGTTCCCAAGATCACGCGTTATACCTCCGGATGACTTGCAACAGAAATGACGATTACTCCGCTCAGCTGCAACAAATTCGCGTCTCCAATGATCAATAGAAAACGGCCGAGCAGATGAGTTCGCCTGGGCGTAGAGCCGTTACCGTGCGATCCAAAGCATAGTTCTCGCGCCCAAAGCCACGTACCGTCTTCATGGTGATCTACCAAAATGCCCATGTCCCGCGAAACCATCCTCGCCGCGCTGCACGCGCGGCTCTCGGCGCTGCCTGCCACCGCCCTGCGCGGTGAGGTGCTGCCCGAGCGTGTGCCGGTCGAAGGTTTGCTGATCCTGCGCGACGGCGAGCCGGGGGAGCCCGAGGTAACGATGTCGCCGCTTGCCTATCATTACCAGCACCGGGCGGAGATCGAGGCGGTCGTACAAGGCGCTGGCCGTGACGCCGCTTTCGACACGTTGACCGCCAGCGTCGGCAAAGCGCTCGCTGCCGACCGGACGCTGGGTGGGCTCTGCGATTGGGTCGAGGCGGAAGCGCCACGGCCGGTCGATCTGCCCGTCGAGGGCGCGGCCACCCTGAAGGCGGCGGTCATTCCGGTGGTCTTGCATTATTCAACTGACGATCCTCTCGGCGGGTGACTCAGTTGGCGTTGAGCCCGAACGGTTGCCGGGAGTGAAGGCGTAGCTTCCAGCTGTTTTCCCGGGCGATGACGTCCTCTGGCGGCAGGTCCGGCGCGAGGCGTTCGAGAATGCTGAACCGAAAATGGCGAGGGTCACGACCGCGGAGGTCACGGTTTCCACCATGACCATCCCGGGCGTAGGCCTGCCACCGACCGAGGATGTTGTCGCGACCATAGGCAGAACCGACATAGGTGCGGCGGTCGCTTTCATCAAAGATGAGGTAAATCCCGCGCCATTCGGCCAGCCGCGCCCGCCACGAGCCTGGCAAGGTTGCGAGCTCTGCGAAGGTCAGGTCGATGTCACGCCAGTCGGGCGGTGGAGCCGCGAACGCGCTTTCCTCTAGGATCGCGCTCACGGGGAACGTGCCACGGTCCACCCACCGGAACCATGAGCGCTCTGGCGGCGGAAAATCGATGACCAGTCGCCCGCGCCAGTCGCTGTAGAACGGCAGGCGTTCCAGATCGAACTGAAAGCGCGAACCCAACCTTTCGGCCTCTTCAGTGGTGAAGCCTTCGTATCCCATGTCCCGGAGGATCAGGTTCCCCGGTATCCGCCAGAAGGCGTCATGGTCGAGCTCGCGCGCCTCACCAATGCGATAAAGCCCGACGAAATGCGCCTTGCCCGGCGACACGCCGACGAAGCTTGCCACGTACTCGGCCCGACGCAGGGCGGTTTCAGGTCGGCCGGGGACCGACTGGTAGGTTTCAAAAAGGTTCGGGCGTTCTTCGATTATCCACGGCATTGCCCGCGCGAGACGGGGTTCGAAAGGCCGATGGCGCAGCAGGACGATGCGCTCCCTGGCATCCGGGTCGTATCCTTGAATGCGCAGCAGGTCCTTGAAATCCATAGCAGCTTTGCTCCCAGCCCAATGGGGGCAGACTAAGCCCAGCGTCGCGAGGCAGCAACGCCGCCTCATGCGATCCGTCCCGCGAGACGATGAAAGGAGACTACCATGGCACGAGCCCAGGGGGCGCGGGCGCTGATGGCGCTTGCGTTCGAGACGACCTATGGAACGCCGCCCGCCAGCGGCTTCACCCGCATGCCCTTCGCCAGCACCTCGCTCGGTGCCGAGCAACCGCTGCTGAACTCCGAGCTTCTCGGCTACGGCCGCGATCCGCTGGCGCCGATCAAGGACGCGGTGACGGCGGACGGCGATGTCGTGATGCCGCTCGATGCAGAGGCACTTGGCTTCTGGCTGAAGGCGGCCTTCGGCGCGCCCACGACAACGGGCGTGGAGGCGCCCTATAGCCACGAGTTCCAGTCGGGTGCCTGGACGCTGCCGAGCCTCTCCATCGAGACCGGCATGCCAGAGGTCCCGCGCTACGCCATGTATTCGGGCTGCGTGCTCGACCAGATCACCTGGCAGATGCAGCGGTCTGGCCTGCTGACGGCTACCGCGCGGCTGGTGGCGCAGGGCGAGACGGTCGGGACGACCACCAGCGCCGGGACACCCGCTGCGCTCGAGCTCAAGCGCTTCGGCCATTTCAACGGCGCGATCACCCGCAATGGCTCGGCCCTCGGCAACGTGGTCTCGGCCGAGATCACCTATGCCAACAACCTCGACCGGATCGAGACCATCCGCTCGGACGGGCGCATCGACGGCGCGGACCCGTCCATCGCGGCGCTGACCGGCCGGATCGAGGTGCGCTTCGCCGACCAGACGCTGGTGACGCAGGCCATCAACGGCGAGGCCTGCGAGATGGAGTTCGCCTACGTTCTGCCGTCCGGCGAGAGCTTCACCTTCACGGTGCACGCCGTCTACCTGCCGCGTCCCCGCATCGAGATCTCCGGGCCGCAGGGGGTTCAGGTAACCTTCGACTGGCAGGCGGCCCGCGACAGCGTCGTCGGCCGGATGTGCACCGCCACCCTCGTGAACGACGTGGAGACGTATTGATGCTCACGCTCGACCTCACCAACGCCCCGCGCTGGCACGATCTCGCTACCGGCGTCCGCGTGCAGCTGCGCCCGCTGACCACCGCGCTGATGGTGGCGACCCGAAGCGATCCGGCTGTCGAGGCCGTGCCCGATGAGGCCTCGGATGAGGAACGCGCCGTCGCCTTCGCCAAGGCGCTGGCGCGGCGCGCAGTGCTCGCCTGGGAGGGCATCGGCGACGCCGATGGGAACGCGATCGATCCAAGCCCCGAGGCCATCGACGCGCTGCTCGACATCTGGCCGATCTTCGAGGCGTTCCAGCTGACCTACGTCTCCAAGGGCCTGCTGCTGGAACAGGAAAAAAACGCCTCCGCGCTCTCGCCGAATGGTCCTTCGGCGGGGGCGAGCGGTACTGCCAAGCCTGTGCGCAAGCCTGCCCGGACTGCCCGGCGCGGCTGAACCGTCCGGAAACACCGGAGGGCTGGCAGGTCTGGGACCTCGTCGGCCGTCTCGGCGGCCAGCTGCGTGTCCTGCCCGGCGCGGTGATCGGCTGGGATATGTCGGCGGCGCTCGCGCTCGGTGACGCGCTCGGCGTGCCGCCGCTCGCCATGGCCGAACTGCTGCCTGCCGTCGAGGCGGTGATGGTGGCCAAGCTCAACGAACAGATGGAACGCCACAATGGCTGAAAAGCGTGTGTCCGTCCGCCTCGCCGCGGTCGGCGGGCGACAGGTGCGCGCCGAACTGGAAGGCGTGGGCGAAGCCGGGTCGCGCGGCTTCGGGCGGCTGAGCCGGGAGATGGAAGCGGCCAACGCCCGGCTCGCGGCCTTCTCACGGCGGGTTCGCGTGGCCGCCGCTGCCGCAGTTACCGCCGCGACCGCCGCTGGCGTGGCGATGATCCGCTCCGGTCTGCAGACGGTCGATGCGCAGGCCAAACTCGCGCAGTCGCTGGGGACCACCGTTGCTTCGATCCAGACGCTGGAGCGCGCGGGCGAACTGGCGGGCGTCTCGATGTCCGGCATCGAGCAGGCGACCAAGGACCTCACGCGCCGTCTCAGCCAGGCGGCCGCCGGGACCGGCCCCGCCGCGGATGCGCTGGATCGGCTGGGGCTTTCGGCCAACGACCTGATCGCCCTGCCGTTGGACCAGCGGGTCGGCGCGATCAACGCGGCCATCGAGGATTTCGTGCCCGCCGCCGAACGCGCGGCCGTGGCAGGCCAGCTCTTCGGCGAGGAAGGCTCCATCGCCATGTCGCGGATCGACACGGCGACGCTGCGCCAGGCGACGGAGGATGTCCTTGCCTTCGGTGTCGTCGTCTCCGAGCAGGATGCCGACCAGATCGAGCGCACGAACGACGCCATCTCCCGGCTCGGCCTCATCTGGCGCGGCCTCTCGAACCAGCTGGCCGTCGCCGCAGCCCCCGCGTTGGAAGCTGTGGCCAACGCCATGGCGGCGGTCGCCAGTCGCACCGGCCCGCTCGGCATCGCGATCCGCGGTCTCTTCGACAACATCGGCCGCCTGACCACCTATGCCGCCACCTTCGCGGCCTTCCTCGCGGGCCGCTGGGTAGCCGGTATGGCCGCTGCGGCGCTCTCGGTCCGTGGCCTCGCCACGGCGCTGGTCGTCCTGCGCGGCGCACTGATCCGCACCGGCATCGGGGCGCTGATCGTCGGCGCGGGCGAGCTCGTCCACCAGTTCACCCGTCTCGTCTCCGGCGCGGGTGGCTTCGGTGAGGCCATGTCGCTGCTGAAAGACCTCGCCGTCGAGGTCTGGGAGCGGATCAAGATGGGCGCCGCTGCGGCGGGTGCGGCTGCCACGGCGATGTTCTTCGACCTGAAGGCCGATGCGGCGTCGGGCATGCAGAGCGCCATCGAGAGCGTTGTGGCTTTCGGCAACACGGCCGCGAACACGTTCGAGGGGGCCTACGAGGCGATCAAGGCGATCTGGGGCCTGCTGCCCGCCGCCATCGGCGATCTGGCGTTCCAGGCGGCCAACAGCCTGGTCGACGGTGTCGAGGCGATGCTGAACGGCGTGGTCTCGCGCATCAACGGCTTCATCGGGGGGATCAACCAGGGCCTGGAAGCCCTCGGGTCCGAGCGACGCATCTCCGTCATCCCCGATCTTGACCTTGGGCAGATCGAGAACCGCTTCGAGGGTGCGGCGACGGCGGCGACGACAGCGGCGCAGGCGGCGTTCGACCGGGCCTTCGAGGACAACCCGCTCACCGCGCCCGACCTTGGTCTGACCGAGGCGGCAAACCGGGCGCTCGAGTCGGCGAATGCCTACCGCGGCGCCGCGCGAGATCTGGCGGAAGGGGCACGTGCGCCCCTCGAAAGCTGGCAGGCGCTCCGCGATGCCGTGCGGGGCACCGACGAAGCCAGTGCCGATGCGCTGACCGAGGCCACCGGTGCTGCCCAGCGGCTGGAGACGGCGCTTGGTGACGCCGGACGTGCGGCGACGGGTGCCGGTGCAGCCGCCGGAGCTGCCGCCGCTGCGGCAGAGCCCGCGACCGAGGCAGCCGTCACCGGCTGGCAGGCGGTCACGGCAGCGCTGTCGGACTACGCGAGCCGCGCCCGCGACATCGGCGGCGATATCGGCCAGAGCCTCGTCGGCGCCTTCCAGTCGGCCGAGAACGCAGTGGGCCAGTTCGTGAAGACCGGCAAACTGAACTTCCGCGATCTGGTCACCTCGCTGCTGGCCGATCTCGCCCAGCTCGCGGCGCGGCGGTTCATCCTCGGGCCGATCGCCAATGCGCTCTCGGGTGTCTTCGCTGGTGCGGGCGGCATCTTCGCCAACGTCCTGCATGCGGGCGGCATGGTCGGCTCTGCGGGGCCGTCGCGCATGGTCCCGGCCATGGCTTTCGCTGCCGCCCCGCGAATGCATTCAGGCGGCATGGCCGGGCTTCGCCACGACGAGGTGCCCGCGATCCTGCAACGCGGTGAGCGTGTGCTGTCGCGGCGTGAGGCGCAGAGCTACGGCGCGGGCGGCGGGGTCAACGTCACCATCATGGCGCGCGACGCCGAAAGCTTCCGGCAATCAAGGACACAGGTGGCCGCCGATATCGCCCGCGCTGTGTCCCTCGGTCGGAGGGGTATGTGATGGCGTTTCACGAGGTCCGGTTTCCCGACAACATCAGCCGGGGCGCGCGGGGCGGGCCGGAACGGCGAACCCAGATCGTCGAGCTCGCCTCGGGCGACGAGGAGCGCAACGCCAGCTGGGCCAATTCGCGCCGTCGCTACGATGTCGCCTATGGCATCCGCCGCGCAGACGATCTGGCGGCGGTGGTCGCCTTCTTCGAGGCGCGCAACGGGCGTCTGCATGGCTTCCGCTTCAAGGACTGGGGCGACCACAAGTCCTGTCCGCCTTCAGGAACGCCATCGCCGACCGATCAGGTCATCGGCACCGGCGACGGCGCGACGACCGCGTTCCAGCTGGTGAAGCGCTACGCCTCGGGCAGCCAGACCTGGAGCCGGACGATCGCAAAGCCGGTCGCCGACACGGTGCGCATCGCGCTCGATGGTGCCGAACAGCCCAGCGGGTGGTCCGTCGACACGACCACCGGCGTCGTGACGTTCGATGGTGCGCCCGCTGAGGGCGTTGCCATCACCGCGGGGTTCGAGTTCGACGTGCCGGTCCGCTTTGACACTGACGCGCTCGACGTGACGCTCGACCTCGAGCGGCTTGGCTCGATCACCTCCATTCCGCTTCTGGAACTGCGCCGATGAAATCCCTCTCGCCGGCGTTGCAGGCCCATCTCGACGAGGGCACCACGACGCTCGCCTGGTGCTGGCGCATCACGCGGGCCGATGGCGTCACCTTCGGCTTCACCGACCACGACCGGACGCTCGCCTTCGACGGCACCGACTTCGAGCCGGAAAGCGGGCTGACCGCCTCCGAGGTTCGGTCTGGATCGGACCTTTCGGTCGATGCGCAGGACGCCGAGGGCGTGCTGAACTCCGACCGGATCACCGAGACCGACATCCTCGACGGCCGCTGGGACAATGCGGAGGTCGAAGTCTGGCGGGTGAACTGGGCCCATACGAGCCAGCGCGTGGTGATGCGCCGGGGAGCCATCGGCCAGATCCGGCGCGGGCGGCTGGCCTTCGTGGCCGAGGTACGCTCGCTCGCCCATGTGCTCGGCCAGACGGTCGGGCGGACCTTCCAGGCGACCTGCGACGCCGCGCTCGGGGACGCGCGCTGCGGCGTCAATCTGGAGAACACGGCGTTCAAGGGTACGGGCGCGGTGATCGACCTACTACGCGACCGAGCCCTTACCGCCTCGGGGCTAGGCGTCTTCGCCTCCGGCTGGTTCACCTTTGGGACCATCGAGTGGTCCAGCGGCGCTAATGCGGGGCGTCGGGCCGAGGTGCTTGGTCATGACGTCACGGACGGCGTCGCAATCCTGACCCTGCTCGAAGCGCCGGTGCGCGCGATCGCCGAGGGCGACAGCTTCACCATCCGCGCGGGCTGCGACAAGCGGATCGAGACCTGCGGCGCGAAATTCGCCAACACCGCCAACTTCCGCGGCTTCCCGCACATCCCCGGCCAGGACACCATCTTGCGCTACGCGACCAAGGACGGCGGCCACGAAGGGGGCGTGCTGTGACGCGGGCTGATTCGGAGAGGGTCATCGCCGCGGCGCGCGAGTGGCTGGGAACGCCGTACCACGACCAGGCGAGCCTGCGCGGCGTCGGCTGCGATTGCCTCGGGCTCGCGCGGGGCGTCTGGCGCGAGGTCGTCGGCCCCGAGCCGTTCCGAATCCCGCCCTACAGCCGGGACTGGGGCGAGACCGGCCCGCGCGAGGTGCTGGCCAAGAGCGCTCGCACCATGATGATCGAGGTGTCGCCCGCCGAGGCCGGTCCCGGCGCGCTGGTGCTGTTCCGAATGATGCCGCGCGCCATCGCCAAGCATGTTGGGATCCTGACCGGGCCCGACAGCTTCCTCCATGCCTATGAGCGGCTCGGCGTGATCGAGGAACCGCTGACACAAGCCTGGGGGCGGCGCATCGCCTTCGCCTTCCTGTTCCCGCAACGCTGAAGCATCCCTATGGCCACTCTCGTTCTCGGCGCAGCCGGCGCCGCCATTGGCGGCAGCATCGGCGGCGCAATCCTCGGCGTGAGCGCCGCGACCATCGGCGGCTTTGTCGGCTCAACCATCGGGTCGGTTGTCGACAGCTGGATCGTGTCATCGCTCGCGCCGACCCAGCGGATCGAGGGGCCGCGGCTCGACAGCCTCCGGATCACGTCTTCGACCGAAGGCGCGGTCATCCCGCGCATCTATGGCCGGATGCGCATGGGCGGCAACGTGATCTGGGCGACCGACTTCCGCGAGGAGACAAAGACCACGGCACAGGGCGGCGGTAAGGGCGGCGGAGGCGGCGGCAAGGTCAAGACGACCGAGTATCTCTACTACGCCAGCTTCGCGGTGGCGCTCTGCGAGGGGCCGATCACCGGCATCGGTCGCATCTGGGCGGACGGTAAGCTGCTGGACACCGCCGGGGTCACCTGGCGCTGGTACCCGGGCGACGAGACGCAGACGGCGGACCCGTTCATCGCGACCAAGATGGGCGCCGCGAACACGCCGGCCTATCGTGGTACGGCCTACGTGGTCTTCGAGGAGCTGCCTCTCGGGAACTACGGCAACCGCCTGCCGCAGCTCTCCTTCGAGGTGTTCCGGCCGCTCGCCGATCCCGACACGGCCGAGGGACTGACCTGCGCGGTGACGATGATCCCGGCCTCCGGCGAGTTCACCTATGCGACGACCGGCATCCGCAAGGGCAGCGGCGGGGCGCAGACGCCTGAGAACCTGAACGCGCTCTCGGACACCGCCGACATGGTCGTGGCGCTCGACCGGCTGCAGGCGATGGCGCCCAAGGTCGAGAGCGTCAGCCTCGTCGTCGCATGGTTCGGGAACGACCTCCGCGTGGGCGAGTGCACGATCCGGCCGGGCGTCGAGGTGTCGGCCAAGTCGACGACGCCCGCTACATGGTCGGTGAATGGCGTCAGCCGCGCCAATGCCTTCCTCGTCAGCCGCGACGACCAAGACCGCCCGGTCTATGGCGGCACGCCCGCCGACTTCTCTGTCGTGCAGGCGATCCAGGAGATGAAGGCGCGCGGGCTGAGGGTGACCTTCTATCCCTTCATCCTGATGGACGTGCCGCCCGGCAACACGCTGCCGACCCCGTACAGCGACAACGCCGCCGAGACGGGCCAGCCCGCATTCCCGTGGCGCGGCCGGATCACCTGCTCGCCCGCGGCGGGCTATGCCGGCAGCGCCGACAAGACGGCCACCGCGGCAAACCAGATCGCGGCCTTTTTCGGTGGGGCGAGCCCTTCCGACTTTGCCGTCTCGGGAGAGACCGTCGCTTGGACCGGGGCGCCGGGCGACTGGGGTCTGCGCCGCATGGTGTTGCACTACGCCCATCTCTGCGCGGCGGCCGGCGGGGTCGACGCCTTCCTGATCGGGACCGAGATGCGCGGGCTGACCACGATCCGCTCGGGCGCCAGCGCCTATCCGGCGGTGCAGGCCTTCCGCGATCTCGCGGCCGACGTGCGCTCAATCCTCGGCGCGGGCACCGCGATCAGCTATGCAGCCGACTGGTCGGAGTATTTCGGGCACCAGCCGGGCGACGGATCGGGCGACGTGTTCTTTCACCTCGACCCGCTCTGGGCCGATCCGGAGATCGATTTTGTCGCGATCGACAATTACATGCCGCTGTCGGACTGGCGCGACGGGTTCGAGCATCTCGACGCGGCCGAGGGCTGGCCCGCGATCTACGACCGCGCCTACCTGCAGGGGAACATCGCGGGTGGCGAGGGCTTCGACTGGTTCTACGCCAGCGCTCCGGATCGCTCTGCGCAACTGCGCACGCCGATCAGCGACGGAGCGGCCAGCAAGCCGTGGGTCTTTCGCTACAAGGATCTCCGCGCCTGGTGGTCGAACGCGCATTACAACCGCCCCGGTGGCGTGGAGAGCGGGACGCCGACAGCGTGGGTGCCGCAGTCCAAGCCGATCTGGTTCACCGAGCTCGGTTGCCCGGCCATCGACCGGGGGACGAACCAGCCGAACGTCTTCTTCGATCCGAAATCCTCCGAAAGCTTTGTGCCGCACTTCTCGCGGGGCTGGCGCGACGACGCGATCCAGCGGGCCTATCTCGAGGCGACGTATCTCTGGTGGGGCGAGGCCGCGAACAACCCGGTGTCCTCGGTCTACGGCGGCCGGATGGTGCATGTTCCCGAGTGCGCCGCCTGGACCTGGGACGCGCGGCCCTATCCGTTCTTTCCGGCGCTGACCGACGTCTGGACGGACGGGGCGAACTGGCGGCTCGGCCACTGGCTGACCGGCCGGCTCGGCGCGGTGTCGCTCGCGGCGCTGGTCCGGCACCTCTGCCTGCGCGCCGGACTTCCCGAGGATCGCATCGACGTCACCGGGCTTTGGGGCGCCGTCGAGGGATATGCCATCGGCGCACTCGAAAGCCCGCGCGCCTCGATCACCACGCTGTCGCGGCATTTCGGCTTCGACGCGGTCGAGACCGAGGGGGTGATCCGCTTCGTCATGCGCGGCCGGGCGGCGGTGGCGAGCGTCAGCCCCGACGACCTGGTCGCCGCCCGCGAGGGCGATGTCCTCGAACTGACCCGCGGCCAGGAGACCGAGCTGCCGCAGGCCCTGAAATGGCAGGTCGCTCGCGCCGACGAGGATTACGAGGCGGCGCAGGTCGAGGCCCGGCGCATCACCGTCGACACGACGCGCATCGCGTCCGAGTCTTTCCCGATGGCGGTCCCGCCCGAGGAGGCCGAACGGCGTTGCCGCCGCGCGCTGATGGAGGCCTGGACCGGCCGCGAGAGCGCGGTCTTCCGACTGCCGCCCTCGCGCCTCGCGCTCGACCCGGCCGATGTCGTGTCGTTCGTCCATGACGGGCGCTCCATCCCGCTGCGGCTCGTCTCCGTCGCCGATGCGGATGCCCGCGGCGTCGAGGCGGTCCGCCAGGACCGGGAAGCCTATGACCTGCCGCCCGGCGCGCCGCGGCCCTCGGCGTTGTCACAGGCCGTCGTCTTCGGCTTGCCGGAGGCGGTGCTGCTGGACCTGCCGCAGCTCACCGAGGATCAGCCCGCGCACCGTCCGTTTGCCGCGGCGCGTGCCGCCCCTTGGCCGGGCGAGATCGCGGTGTTCCGCAGCCCCTCAACGGACGGCTTCGAGCTGCTCACCAGCTTCGGCACGCGCGCCCGGATCGGGACACTGGTCTCGGACTTGTACGCCGGGCCAACCTCGCGCTTCGACCCCGGAAATGTGCTGGTGGTCGATCTACTGTCCGGCACGCTGGAAAGTGTGACGGACCTGACGCTCTTCGGCGGTGCGAACGCGCTGGCCATCGAGACCGCGCCCGGCGTCTGGGAGATCGTGCAGGCAGGCGCGGCGGAACTGCTGGCGCCCGGTCGGTATCGCCTGACCCGGCTCCTCCGCGGTCAGCGTGGCACGGAAGGTGCTATGGGCGATCCGGCGCCCGCGGGTGCTCGGGTCGTCGTGCTCGACGAAAGCCTCGCATCTCTGCCGATCGCCGAGGCCGACCTCGGCATCCCGTGGAACTGGCGCATCGGCCCCGCGAGCCGCCCGGTGACCGACGAGACCTATGTCGCGCAGGCCTTCAAGCCAGCGGGCGTCGGGCTGCGGCCGTTTTCCGTCGCCCATATCGAGCAGCCATGGCGCACTCCACGCGCGCCCGGCGATCTGACGATCCGCTGGACACGCCGGTCCCGAGCTCTCGCGGCCGACAGCTGGGGCGGGCTCGAGGTGCCGCTGGGCGAGGAACTGGAAGCCTACGAGGTCGAGATTCTCGACGGCGCCACCGTGAAGCGGGTGCTGTCCACCGCCACCACCAGCGTGGTCTACACCGCTGCCCAGCAGACCGCCGACTGGGGCGGGCCGCTCGCCCCTGGCGACACGCTCGACGTCCGCATCTTCCAGCTCTCCGCCCTCGTTGGGCGGGGCGCGCCGAAAACCGTCACGCTGAGCTTCTGAGGCCGCGCAATGAGTTCTGGCCGGCCGCGCGCTCTGCGGCGTAAGCTCGGGACATGCGCCCCGAGGACGAAGACCGGATTGCCGCGAAGCTTTCCAGAGTGATGGCCGTGGCCTGCGTGCGAAACACGCAGCTCGAGACCCTGCATGCCGGCCTCACGCCCGTGTCACACACGGGTGATGGCACCGACGTCATCGTCGAGGACGCTGCGGGCAGACGCATTCCGTGGTCCGAGGTCTCGCGGATCAATGACGACGAGATGCGTGCGCTGATGCGTGAGATCGTGGACCGGCTCTACACCTTCCATCTGCGGATCGACGATCCGGCATTCCGAGCGGAAATCGATCGCTGGGCCGCGATGACCGCGAAGTGGGATGCGCCGAAGCCCGATCCGGTTCTCTCGGCCATCCCAGGGGAGACGCCCGAACACGGGTAGCCCGCCAAAGTCCATCGCCGCGCCATTGCTCGCCGTCTGCCATGCAGGCGGCGTTCTTCGTTCTGGAGACCGCCCATGTCCGATGCCACGACCCATCTGCTGCTGCCGTACATCCTGGCGGCGCAGGCCCAGAAGCATGCCACCCACAACGAGGCGCTGCGGATCCTCGACGGGCTCGTGCAGCTTTCCGTCCTTGATCGCGATCTGGCAGCACCCCCGGCAGGCCCGGCGGACGGCGACCGCTACATTGTCGCCTCGGGCGCGACGGGCGACTGGGCGGGGTGGGACCTGAACGTCGCACTCTGGACCGACGGCGCGTGGCTGCGCCTGCCGCCCCGGACTGGCTGGCGGGCGTGGGTCGAAGACGAGGGCCTGCTGCTGGTCTACGATGGCGCGGGCTGGATCGGCACGACGCCCGCGGCGCTGCAGAACATGGCGCTCCTCGGGCTCGGCACGACGGCGGATGCGTCGAACCCGTTCTCGGCCAAGCTGAACGCGGCGCTCTGGACAGCGAAGACCGTCGCCGAAGGCGGAACCGGCGATCTGTTCTACACCATGAACAAGGAGGCCGCGGGCGACGACCTCGGGCTGACGCTCCAGACCGGCTTCGTGACCAAGGCGCTGGTCGGGCTCTTCGGCTCCGACCGTTTCCGCCTCGCGGTCTCCGCCGACGGCGGCACCTTCTTCGACGGGCTCAGCGTCGACAACGCCACCGGCATCGTCGACCAGCCCCGGCTGCCGCGGTTCAAGGCCTATACCAACTACGACAACTATGTCGGTGTGGGGGCCTGGACGAAGATCGGCCTCAACAACGCCGACTACAACGACCAGGGGGCGTTCGACGCCGCCAACAACCACTTCGTGGCGCCTGCGGACGGCACCTACATCTTCGGCGGCACGCTGCTCTACAAGATGAACGCCAGCACGTCGGCGCGGATGAGCGGGCGGCTCGTGCTGAACGGCACGACCGAGATCCGCGGCTCGTTCGGCGAGATCAGCGGCGCGCATGTCTCGGAGGCGACGGCCCTCTCGCTTCACACGATGGTCGCGCTCACCGCCGGCGACACCGTCGAGCTTCAGGGCAACTTCCGCGCCGCGGATGGCTACTTCGCCGCCGACCAGACCTCGTTCTGGGGGGCCAAGATCGGCTGA